AAAACGATATGATTGAAGGTCCTTTTGATGATTTTGAATTATAAACATAAATAGGATATGACAATACAAACTGCAATAAAACTAATCAATAAAATGATTAAGATAAGTAAAGTCAATATACACGTTAACCTACCTAATAAGGAAAAACAAAACTTTACTATCCATATAAACGAATTGAAACCGTCTAACGAATAACGGCGTATCATTAAATAATTTCTAATAAAAGTGTTAATTATTAGACCGTATCAAATAACGGCTATAAGTGTATCATATATATAAATCCGTATATTGATATATAAAGAGACAAAAATAAGGTAGTCCGTATAAGAATTAAACACTTTTACCCACTTTCCCCCACAATTCAACACACATAAGGGTTACAAAGAGAATAAAATAGATTGAAAGCGTGTTAGAAAGCAGAATAGACCTTATCCATTCATTCAGTCGGACCGCAAAATTTTTTAGGGGATATTTTTACACACTTAGTTCACATAAAAAGATTCGATATAATTTGGCTGATAAATAATATTTTCGTATCTTTGTATAGTAAACGGGTTAGGACAGAATAATACAATATTCTCAAATGGTTGCTTAGTTACTCCTTTTACAACTCCCTCAAATAGTGACCTCCTAACCCGTTTCTTTTTTTAAACTAATCGAATGAATATAAAACAATTCAATAGAAATCACGCACTTAGAGTAATGACATGGTGCAAAGTGAATGTGGGCGTGAATTACAGAAGGTCCTATTTGCCGGTCTTAGAATGGCATAGTAAAGGTGAAGACTGTGGCGATTATGATTTCGAAGATAATATAATTTCAGTTTATAAAAATCAGCATAATTCAGTAGTGGAAATTATTTCTACAATTATACATGAATGGTGTCACTATAAACAAAGCACAAAAAAATACTACGAATACGATGAAATTTTTGATTACCATGAAAATCCCTTTGAAATTCAAGCAAACGAATTGGCGGATAAATTGAAGTGGAAATGCAAAAAGGACCTGTTTCGTTAGAAATTATCTAATTAGTCCCCGGTGTGAAATGAAAAATATCTAATAAAAACGAATATATTTAGATTTTTTCTAATATGATAGGGGAAAATGCATAAGTCGTTGATTTTCAATGATTTATGTAAGTAATTGAATGTCAATGAGTTATGCCGGTCCCCTTATATATGTTTTTTTATCATATGTAACTTGTTGATTATCTATAAAAAACTTTTAAAAATAGTTTACTTATTTGCCTTTTGTATTGATATTTTTAGTATCTTTATGTATTGAGTTGAGAGAGAGACTCCTAATATTAAAAAAAATCTATATATGAATAACAAAATGACTAACCAATTTACCGACATCGCTTATAATACAGCTCGTAATGAGAGACCTGTATATATTAATTTTTCAGCTACTAAATTAAGTTCGGCGGTTAAACCGAATACGATTGTAGAATTTACCGATTATATGGGTCGTAAGCATAAGGTAATATGTAGAAACAAACCTGAAATGTTGAAAGCTATGCAGTTTTTTAGTATGTTGAAAAAAGAGTCCGCTTTTATTTCAATTGTATTAAATGATTATCCAATGTATCGTACTAATAAAAAACACGCTACATTAGTTAAGCGTGAATTGAAGCAGTACTTGAAAATGAGTCCTAAGCAAATTGATAATATCCTTTTAATGAATTTGAAATAATTTGCCGGTCTAAATAAGGCCGGCTGAGCTGGGACCGTAAGGTTAGGGGCTCGGTAACTATCCCAATAAGGTTATTCAAAGTAACCGAAGCAAATTTCAAAATAACAATAAAAATATTAATATATGAAAATTACAAATCAAACTAAGGTAACAAGAAAAGGTGCTAGTATTCAATCAACAATAGTAGGTAGAAACGCATTTCGTCGTAGTGAATCAATTGTAGTAAGTATTAAAAAAGAATGTGTATGTGCTACGTATGATGGCAAATTTACATTAGAGATTACCACTACTGAAAAACCGGGTAACGATATGGACTGGAATAAGAAAACAGGTCATTGGTCCGATTATCAAAAAAAGTTAATCGTTGAAGCTGGTGGTACTATTACTACTTGGGGACACGTATACTTTAAGCGTATGTATAGCACGTATGGATTAGCCGCGGCACAATTTAATAGAATGATGAAGTTAGCGGTATTATTAACTAAAACACCAGAACATTTAAAATAATATGATAACAATTTTTGAGGCATTAGTAATATCAGCCATTACAATTATTACCTACGCATTAGTATTAACAATCAAACAAATTAGAGATGAGAAAAAAGAGATCAGATAGAAATCATTTAATATACGAAATTATCAATGTAGAAAATGGTAAGCGTTATATAGGTGTTACGCAATGTATAGGTAGAGCGTTTAACTATTCAGCATTACGCCGTTTCCAAAAACATATGAGCAGAGCTAAGCAAGAGAATAAAGACTGGGCTTTGTATAAAGATATGAAGAAGTGGGGTCCTGATGTTTATGATGTTTACGTCAAAGATGTAGTGAGAGGAAAGAAAGAAGCACATAAATTAGAGACCTTCTACTTACAAAATTTTAAATACGAATTAAATTCAACACATAAATAATAAACATATGAGTAAAGAACTAACAAACGAACAGGAAGCAATGAGCCAATTATTTTCGGTATTATGTGCGGTAGTACAAAGTGATAGGACACCAAAGGTAACAGCAGAAGCAGTTGTATCAACATTACAAAAATTATTTGAAGCAGAAGATGGTCCCTTTCAAGCTAATGATAATATGATGGGCATGACTATGGCAATGGTAGATGCAATGAATGGCATAGTAAAGAAACGAAACAAACAAATACAAAGGATAGCGGAAGGCAATAGTATATTGGGTGACATAAACTGGAACTAATATAGCCGGTAACAAAAATAATTTCTTTAAACAATAAACAATAAATAATAAACATATGAGTAACGCATTAACAACAAACATGAAAACCTTAGTGAATAACAATAAAGCTATCTATGATATAGTATATAATGGTATTAACCACAATCATAAAAAGCAAATTGCTGAATTCGTAGCTAGCGAAGTAAATACAATTAAGCAATTCATTAAAACTGACTTCGGATTTTGTGGTGAATTAAGTTTAGCTAAGAGAATGGCAATTGATGAATTACAAATCAAATTAGATAAGTATATGAATAAAATTAAAGTAGCACCTAAAAAGGTAGCGAAGAAAGTAAAGGCTAAGAAAGTAAAGCCGGTAGCAAAAAAGAAAACTACAAAGCAAACTATATTAGATAAGTACACAAAGCAATATAGTATAGTGACACAATACAGCGATAGCTTACTACAAGACGTATATAGTGTAGTATATAAAGGACAAACAATAAAAAGATTTGTTAACGAGAATTTAGCTAATAAATACATAGGACAAGAGGTCTTAGTGAAAGTAGGTGAGCATAACATAAGAACTGCAAAAAAGACAAAAGCGTTAAATGCTGAGTTAAGTGCAGAATTTGAAGGATAATATTTTTTCTCTTTATAGGTTTTTTATTTTTTCTTTTTCATTTTTTTAGATTTGCCGGAGTGTTTCTACACTCCGGTTTTTTTATGCCCTGAATTTTTTAGGCTCATTTTCACGCCTCCTCTACAACATAGAGCCAGCAAGGGTCCTACATAATATACAATGCTCTACAATTCAATGCCAGCAAGGCTTTCAACGGGGTGGAGCTTCTCCATTTCATGTAATTAGACATATCAAAAAAAATTTATATATGTGCCTAGTACACATATATTGTGGGGTAAAAATTTTCACTCTAGGAAAGTTATATACTTATATGTGTTACACACAAACTAACTATGTTATAATGAAGAAAATATATGTTTACATACCAATAGAGAATGGACTACTCCATAGTTTTGATGAATTGGATTCTTTGAACATTACAAACGATAATAGAAAATTTAATTATCAATATGGGGGGTATGATGTAATAGTAAGAAATGAAAACTATTGGTGGGACCAAAGTATAGAATTAGAAACTGATGGGGTGCATATTATTAAATCTATGGTATTTGATAATGATAAGCATATTATACATAACCTTATTAAAAAGGTAGAATATAACGATGAACTAAAGATAATCATCATAGGGGGTAATTTAGAACATTTTATTTTTTGTAGTAATAGTTTAAACGATGAAAAATATCTAATCCATAAAATTTCAGAAAGTAAAAATATTAAGCTATTACATAACATCCCGTTATTAGATATACCCAATACCCAGTTCTATCCTAAAATATTCATAAACGATTATATCAATATACAGAGATACGCCGCAGACCAAAAATTTATAGAGGCCTATTACTCACTCCGTCATATCTTTCCTAAAATAAAAAAAGAAAAAAGAATTGGAGTACATATAGGAGGAATCAATACTCCCATATCCGATAGAATAAGTTTAGTAAGGGGATTGATAGAGAAGGGTATGATAGATAACCCTAAGTTGTTTTACACTACACCTATACACCATCAATACGATACTCATTTAGAGGTATGTAATGAATTAGGTTATCCGTTTGAAAAGTATAAGAGGTTTGATACTACGGACCAGGAAGCCCGTCATTCACTTTGTTATATACGAAAGGTTAATTATAGACCAGTTCGTTATCTAGCCCAAGCCACTATGTTATCTATGGATTCGGATATAGAGTTGGTATATGAAACTAATATACAAGAAAATTCGGTATATCTATCTAAACTTACGGAGAAATCCTTAAAGATGTTCGCCCTCGGTAAACCTTCGATGAATATAGACCCGTTTTATTATTGGATTACAAAAAAGTATGGGTTTGAAACTTATGATGAATTATATGGAGGAGAGTTATTAGACCATTTTGATTTGTATAAGAATTTAGCTTATCACGACAATCTATCCGCTCCTCAAGAAATAATAGTTCATAAGACACCTATTGGTTGGATGGGTTTATTCGTTAAGAGAATTGGTGAGTTATTAGATATGAGTGATACGGAGTGGAGGGAGTTAATGGATAGAATGGCAATAATATCTCAAAGGAATAGAGAAAGATTTGATTTACTTTATTTTGAAGGTGGAGTGATAGATGAGTGTATAAAGTTAGGATGGATATAGTGCCGTTATTTACCCAACCCCTTAATTTCCCTTATATTATTTTTTTATTTCAGTTTATTATTGTATATTTGAGTATAAAACATTACTATTATGAATACTATTGATTTCTCTCAACCCACAATCATTACAGCTAAACAATACGGTAAAACCATTACAATCGAATTAGACCATAGTGACACTACTATTGACGAAGTGTTTGATGGTTTCTTAACGATACTGAATGGTTTAGGGTATTTACCTTCTACTATCAATGATTACCTAAAAGATAAGGTAGTGGATATATATGATGATGAACATACCATTATTAAAAATGCTCTTTATACCGATGATGATAAGGATGAATGGTTTGATGAAGAAGAGAAGTATTCCCGTATGGATATCATTGGTCAAAATGGTAATGAAGGTCTACATTATGATGAAGATGAAAATCCTTGGGGAGAAGATGAAGAAACTTATTTAGCTACCGACGAGGATATTGAGGAGTGTGAGTATAACGAACTAAGCGAAGTGAGTGAGTTGAATGATAAGTTAGAATTACCGAAAGAGGAATATAAAGGTATCTATGTAGAGAAACCACATTTTGATTGGGATGATGAAGAATTGGATTGGCCCGTAGCTAATGATAAATTAAAAGCCGCCGTACAAAGATATAGTGAAGAAGTAAAAAAGAGACATACACCAATTAGTGATTTCGATAGGGCAAATGGTTTTAATGGTAAATCTCTATTTGAACCATATAAAAAGAAACCAAATCAAAAAGTAACCGAAAAGAAAATGAATAAGAGTGTTGTAAAGAAAGGAAAGATAAAGGATTTAAAGAAATAATATATAGGGTTTACAAAATTTCGAAAAACGACTTAGACCCCACCCCATTTCCGCACCACCCCTCCCCTTAAATTATTTTAACCGATACTTATTGGTATGGGTAGATTTGAAATTAAATTGGTTAAAAGATTAGACCCTCGTCCTAGAGTTAATATGTTTTTTACGGATGAGTTAGTAGAGTTATACGATACCTTATCATTTCAATCTGATAGTTACAATGTACGAAAATTTTTAGTTAGTAGAGAATACAATGGTAAATTAATTATACCCACCATACCTCCTGAAGTTTCTCCCTTAGTTATCTTTACTTATAATGGAAAAGGAATACATGAGTGGTTAGTAGTAGAAGACTTAAATAAATTCAGTTCTATTACAATATTCATATTATCTACCGAAATGTATCCATTCACTTATGCTTCGAGTGAGGATGAAACTAAATATGAAAAGTGGTTTAAATCAAATAATATAAGAGTATTTTCATATTCACTACACAATAAAGATTTGTGGTATGATTATAGTTTATGGGAATTATCTTTTGATTGGCAATTAAAAACCTTAGTTAAGTTACATAAAGAGGATGAGGATAAAAAATTTAAATCAGCTAGTAAACGTATTGGTATTCACATACATAGAAGAAATACTACACGAGATACAATTGTAAAAGGATGTATTTATCATAATGGTATAGATGATACATTACTAATAACTTTAAAAAATATTGGTGAATTAGATATTACAGAGGATGATAGGTCTATAATAAATGAGTATTTAGATTTATATGATTTGCATACCGAAATGAAAATGCCGAAAAACATTGATAAATTTTATGAAGAATTATTTAGATTAACCCAATGTTCTCAATCAGAAATTGTAATGGAAACTTGGTTAGAAAATTGTGATCCATTATATGAAAAGTTTACAGAAAAAACTTTAAGATTATTAGTTGCCGGTAAACCCTTTATGTTTTCTGACCCGTATTCATATAGATTATGGAAAGATTATGGATTAGAAACTTACGATGAATTGTATGGTAAAGAATTAACTGATATATACAATACGTTCAGTTGTAGTGATAAAAAACTTAGACCCTATTTGTATGATTTAATTTATAGAATAAAACAATTAGCCGATTTACCTGAAGTAGAATGGAAATCTATATACACAAAAAGTTTAGAAAGGGCAGAACGTAATAGAATAAAACACAATACTATAATACCTATTTGGAAAAACATAGATAAATTAATAAATGATAGTCCACCCGTTAAACCAAATAAAAGAATATACACAACATATAATGAACAGGATAATATTTTTTCTACATCTTTATTTGAACAAAATAAATATGAAGTAGTATACTTACAAAATTATTCAGTTAATGATGTAAATAACATATTAGATAGAGTTGATGATGGTGATATTTTTATTTTATTTGTAAATGAATTGTTTAATAAATTTAAAGGAAAAATAAATACTGCAAAAAATATAATTATAATAGCGGCAAATATGCAAGAGGTAATAGATTCAAATGTTAAAAGAGATATTATTACTATGTATAATACAGAAAATTGTAAAGTTTATTTTTTAAATACTATTTTACAATCTTATTTTTCAGAATACGAATTATCATTTCAATCCGGTGTTTCTACTTTTTCAAATTTATTTGGTGATATAAATTATATTGATAAAGATAGAACACAAAAATATAATTTTTTTAATCGTTCTATGAACATTAGAAGATTAAAAGTTTACGAGTTGTTAAAAAGAAATGGTTATGTTCCTGATACAGCCTATACATCGTTTGGTATGATATTATTATTATCAACGGCAAAAAGTGATATAAAATGTGCAAAAGATTATTTAGAATTAAGAAACGGAAATTTAGAGAAATATAAAGAATTGGGATTAGAAATAGATGTTGATTATATTGATTCATTTGTAGATGAGTTTTCTTTATTAGACTACGATAGAGAATATATTAGAACTAACTTTAATGGTCCAGAATTAAGTCAATATCAATTTATAAATAATTTAGCAAGTGAGTGTTATGCTGGATTTGCCATAGAAAGTAGTGAAGATACGTTTAGAAATCAACCAATTAAAGTTTCAGAAAAAACAATAAGATTTTGGTTTTATAGACAAATTTTCTTAACATTGCAAGAAAGAGGATTAACCTCAGAATTAAATAAAAATGGTATAGAAACATTTGAAGATGTATTTGGATTGAATAAAAATTGGGATGAAACGGAAAACGAATTAGAAAGAATACATTTATTTGTAAAAGCAATATTATGGTTTAATTCATTATCATTAGATGAAATTAAAAAAATATATAATACTCCACATATAAAATTAAGATTACAAAAAAATTATCAGTTTGTAGTTGGTGCATTTAATAAAGATAATCTATCATTGGAAATATTAAATAAAATAAGTTAATAATTTGGTTAGTTCAGTTTATTGTTGTATATTAGAGTATAAGATATAGTATGGCACATTTAATACCCGGTTCACAACTTATACCCATTCCACCTAAACCCATCTTTGTAATGCGGTTACACAATTCTATGGATGATATGACCTATAATAGAACAAGAGAGGATATACATAAGTCCGAATTAGTAAAGGAATACCACGTCATTGTAATTAGAAGTGATAAAGATAAAGATGAGTTTGAGATGTATAATGCAGATAAGATAGAAAGACAAGATTGGAATAAAATAGTTAATCAAATATTAAAATAAAATGAGCGAACAAACACAACAACCACAAGAAGAAACACAAGTACAAGAACCACAATTAGAAATCCAACCAGTTAATTGGTATGAGTTTGATTGGGATAACAAAATTAAAACAATAGATGATATTAAAGTTATCTTTAAGAGTTTGAAAATGACAGTTAGTGATAAGGCAGAAGAATTTGATGTATTAAAACAATATATCAAAGATGAAGTAGCTTACCAAACTAATTAGTAAGTTTCCATATATTTATTCCTAAAAGGAGTAACATTATGGCAAAAGCTAAATCAGCGGGTTCGAACAACAAGGTTTCATTCGGAAAAAGAAAAACAGGTTCCGCACAGAAATCTTACAACAAACACAGTCCAAAGCCAAAAACTTATCGTGGACAAGGAAGATAGAAATGTTTAGTAGAGAAGTAACAAATGATTATGGTTCTTATAGTAGAGAAAATGATACTACCATTTTATTTAAAGGAGTATTTGACAAAAACTTTATAGAACTAAAGACAGTTGACCCTAATACGGAAACTTACAAAGTATTCAATTGTCCTTCTCAATCTATTAATTTCGCAGTAAAGTTGGGGAGTAATACATATATTCCCCAACATTTATTTGATAGATTAGTAACAGCATATAAAGAAAATAATCCATACTATACCGTAAACGATTTACTTACAATAGAAATGGATTTATCTAAAACAATTGCATACATAGAAGGAAAGTATGGTGCAAAGGTAGAAACAAATACAATTACATATGTAGGTTCAACGACATCATTTACATCATCCGCAGCTAGTGGATCACCATCAGTTACCGGTTCTACTACAAATGTTAATGCAACTACAAAAACAGGTGTAAGTAGTAAGTTAGGTTTAGCAGGAGTTACATCATTATCGTTTCAATTTTACAATGATAACATTTCCACCTCTTTAAATGAAGAAGCTATTATACAACATATATTATTTTTATTTGATGAAACAAATGTAAGAATTAGTGGAAAATATACTAATACTCAGTATCAAAGGAACGATGATTCACAAAGTGTTATATTAGAAAATCTACCGGCATCAACCGATGTAGTTAAGCCAGTTACAACAAGGGTTACTAATTTAGATGATTATCTAAGAGATGTACAACGAACTTAATATTTATATTATATGGACATCAATAAGTTATTAAAAATTACAAATATGTACGCTAAAACTAATTGGAGAAAATATTTTGATGAAGGTGCCTCTCCGGCGGTTCATCAATATCTAACTGAAAATGGTGACAGATTATACCCTTGGATTCTAAAAATTATACAACAAGCAGTTGAAGATAATTTAGAAGAAGTGGCATTGATTAAGTTCACCGATTCTAAAATGTTTGCTACTATCGATAAGAGTGAGTATAAGGACCTCCTAAATAAAATGATGGAATACTTTATAGAAAAAGAGCAATACGAACAATGTGGAGCTATAAGGGATTTAATTGTATCTATCGATAATCCACCTCAACCTAAACCTAAAAGGAAATATACAAAAAGAAAAAAAGTTACAGATGATTATACAAACACAAATATTTGATAATATACTTTCTGTTGAAGAACAAGATATTTTATTAGAGTTTATGGAATCCGATTATAAAAATTGGACATTTTTACCATATATTTCTTTGGATGAAAAAGATGCTAAGATTGCAATTGATGAAGGAATACTAAAGCAATTCCCAGCATATACATTTGATATTACAAAATCAAATTCATTAAAATATGAAAATATATTTAATATTTTGAAAAAAATAGAATCAAATGTATGTAAAAATATAGGGGTTAAATTTCAACAAAATTATAGATATAAACTAAATTGTCAACCACCAATAGATAATTATACGATTGATGAATTATATAAAAATATTCATTATGATAGACAAACTCAACATATGGTAATACTCTATTATGTTAACGACAGTGATGGCGATACTTTACTTTTTAAAAATAAAAGAGGACATGATGCACCTGCAAATAATAAAACAAAAAAAGAATGTCAGGATGGTATATTTGACAACGTAGAAATAATACAATCAATTACACCAAAGAAAGGTAGGGCAGTGATATTTGATGGAACATCATTGCATACGGCAGGTTGGTCTAATACGCAAAATAGATACGCGGTAAATCTAAATATAATATTAGAAAATAATAAAAAAACAAATTTAATATAAAATTATGACAACATATATACCGAATCTTTTAACAAAAGAAGAATGTGAACATTTAGTAAAAGAATTTGACAATGAAAAAAATAAATATCCAAACGGAGATGATACAAGTGACTTAACAGGTAATTCACTTGGATATTCAAGTAAAAATAATGAATTTAACAAATATTTAAATAAATTAAAACCAAAAATATTGGAATTTTATCCTGAAAATACTGACTTGGCCAATGTCAACACATATGTTAGAGAGTATTTGAATAATTCAAAATTGGGTAGACATATAGATAGAATGGATATTGGTGCAACGCTTTCATTATGTTTGGAATTTAATATAAAAAATGAATGGCCATTGTGTGCTGAAATAGAGGGAGAGGCAAAATGTTTTAATTTAAATGTTGGAGATGGATTATTAATGACAACCGCATATAAAACACCACATTGGAGAGATACAATGTTTTGTGATGAAAATGAAAGAGTAGTTCAACTTTTTATACATTGGAAAGAAACCGAATATGTAACTAAAAAAATAAAAACAATACTATAAAATGGTAACAAAATATGAAAATGTATTATCGGATGAGTTATATATTGAAGTAATCGAATATGTTAATAATATTATAAAAAATAAAAAAACAAAACTTACATCTTCTAATTTAGAATGGGATGATAAGCTTAAAGGAAATAGTGAAGCAGTTTTAAGATATGAATTTGATAATAGTGATTCATTAATTTTTAAAAAAATAAAAAAAGAACTAGAAAATAAAATTCCATATTTTATACAAAGAATGGTTTTACATTTGTGGCCTAATTTAAGTTATATAACTTGGCACGATGATAGTCAATCTACTGCCGCATTAACTTTATATTTGAATAAAAATTGGGATGATAATTGGGGTGGTTATTTAATGTACAAAGAAGATAATGAAATAAAGGCAATTAAACCGGAAAAGAATTTAGCAGTTTTACAAGAAAATAAAGTTGGACATTGTGTAACAACAATTAATATGGGAGCAGATACTAGGATATCATTACAATTTTTTTTAAAGCAAAATTTAAAAAAAATAAAAACATTACTTTAATCTATTTAAATTAATAAAAAATATAATATGGCATTTACACATATAGAAATACCAAATTTTTTAACAAAAGAAGAATGTAATAAAATATTAGATTTTTCTTTAAATAATTTAGAATTAAAACCAGGAGTAACTGGTCCAACTGGGGAATTATCAAAATATAGAAAATCAAGTATTGAATTATATCCGTATTATAATAAATTTCCATTTTTATTAGAAAAAATAAGTAAAGTAGTTGATGAATATATAAATGTAAAAGGACATGATTTAGAATATAGAAAAGAAAAATTTCAATTCACACAATATAAAGTAGGTGAATATTATAATTGGCATGGGGATAGAGAACCCGGTGGTAAAAATGATATTTTAATTTCAGGTCGTTATTGTACTATTGTTATACAATTAAATGATGAATATAATGATGGTAATTTAGAATTGGAATTATTTAATGGAGAGCATGTAATAGTTGAAAAAGGAATAGGTAATATGGTTATATTTTTAGCTGAACTTAAACATAGAGTAGTTCCAGTAAGTTATGGTGAACGATATACCTTAGTAAATTGGATAGGTATTAAACCAAAAGAAAACTATAAAAAAACATTAATATAGTTTAGGTAAAATTAAAAAGTAGATATTTATATTAAAATAATAAAAAGAATAATAATATGAGAACAGTATTAATAGGTTCGGATTTTATGTATGATTCCAATGGTAATTTAAAATTATTGGAAATAAATACAAATATAACTTGGGAAGGTTTGATGAAAGTTGAAGAAACCGCTGATATATTTGATTTAACAGGTTTAGATACTTTTGTTAAAACTAATAATTTTAGTCAAATACACTATGTTGGTGATATTGTAGATTTAAGTAATTTATTAAAATCATATTGTGATGAAAATTCATTATTATATTCTTTTTATCATGTAGGTGGAGATGCTTTAACCGTTCCATATATTGAAGATGCGGAAGACATATTAATAATAAGAAGTGCATATGATACAACTGCATTAGTAGATGATACATATTGTGCTGATAAGATTAATTTTATGAATCTTATTAAAAATGAATCATTTGGTTCTCAATTTGCTGTAATTAATGATAATAATATTTTACAAAACAATATAACAGAAATTATTGATAATGGAATTCATCCAAATTTTATTTTAAAAGCAAGTAGCCCTCATTATGATGTTGAGGTATATCCAAAAGTATTTAAAGTAACAAACCAAACTGAATTAGATACTTTAATTGCAAATAATGTTACAAATGAGTATTTCTTAATGCCATTTTATCTTAATACAAATAAAACATATAATGGACACCTTGAAATTATAAGAAGCTATAATTTATTAGTTCCACCAAATTTAGAATCAATTCAAATTGGACAATATACTAAATTAAACGAAAATATATTATTAGATAATGTTACATATAATGAAACAACATTTGAAATTGATGCAATGTATAGAGATAGTTATGTATCAGTTCAAAAAATGTCAGCATTACCAAAGGTATTAGATACCGATTTAATTGAAATGGCAGATGGTACATTTAAAACTCCAGCTGAATTAGTAGTAGGTGATTTATTAAAAACAATAGATATTCCAAATCCTAATAATGAAGATACAGCAAATCCTACTATGAATTATGGTATTACATATGATACATTTATTGGTGGTACAAATTATTCATCAAAACCATTATTAGCTAAAAAACAAATTAATTCATTTGTAGTAATAAATACTATTACATTTGATGATGATACTAACTGGTATGATGCTGAGTTTTCTTCGTATTTAATAAACAGAAATGATAATATACAATTTGAAACTTTGATGGAATTAAAATCTGGTGATATTATGTTATTGATAGATAGTTCATCTGAAACATTAAATATTGTTGAAAAAACAATTAAATCAACACATACAACAAAACAAATTTTTAGTGGTTGGGAATTAACTGTTGAAATTCCTCACTTATTTTTAACTAAAAATCCAGAATCCACGGTTAATGCTAATTCATATGTTCAGTATGTTGCTGTTCAACACAACGCAGCTTGTCCATATGGTGCATGTTCACCTTGTAGTAATCCATGTGCAAGTTGTCTTAAACCAAATCCATATTGTGCACCTCAAAATGTATGTGTTTCAACGCATTGTTAATATAATAAATTAATTTAATAAAAATACAAAATATGTCAAAAATAATAACCGATTCAGATATCAATATAATGAATACAACATTAAACCAAGTGGGTGCATTAATTATTGCGGTTCATACTTCTTAATAAAATAATACTAAAAATAAGTTATAATGGATTTAGATTTTAAAGAAATTACCAGTGCGTGGTATAATAAATTTGTACATACAAACGAAATGAAAGAATTGGCAGATAATAGATTAAATATCTGCTTAGATTGTCCATCTAAATTGGAGGGTATTACAGGATTTCCATTTAGATTAAGATGTGGTGAATGTGGTTGTCCATTAAAAGCAAAAGTATATACGGATAAAACATATTTAGATGAAGGGGGTTCTTGTCCATTAAACAAATGGAAAGATATCGAAATAGAACACTTTAAAAAATATAATAAGGCAGAATTCATAAAACCGGACAAAAACAAAAAAACATTATTGTAAATGTCATTATTAATTAATGATGAATTAATATGGGTTTCAACTCCCAAGTCTGCAAGTACTTCTATATTTAATGCTTTTTTAAATTCTAAATTAAACTTAAAAAAAGTAAATGGCTGGGAGTGGAATCAAAATGCACATTTGAGTTTGAACATATTAAAAAATGAATTTGGTGATAAAGAAAGTGTTTGCATTACAAGAGATTGGTTTCAAAAATGGATTAGTGCGTTAAATTATATTTGGGATGTTATTGAATATTCTACTCCATTTGAAACAATATGTAAATGGGAAGAATTAGATAATACTTTTATATATAAACTATTTGATGAATCTTTTTTAAATACATTACATTTTTGCAGTAATGAAGGTTTAATGGTTTGTTTTCGTAAAATATTATTAAATCCAAATAATTTTACAGATAAGGATTATGAACCTTGGTTTAGAATGATGGGGTTGTTAATTTCAGAAAAATATTACAAAAGTAATCAAAAATGCACTTACGAATTTGATATTAAAGATATTGATAAATTTATCAATTTTATTGAAAATAGATTTGGTGAAAAACTTGTATTAGAAAATACAAATAAATCAACAAGAAGAGAAAATAAAATAATCTTAAATGATGAATTAAAACAATTTGTTTGGGATAATTTTGAAAAAAGATTTGAGAAAACAAATCATTTAATATAAATGAAAAATACAAATATAATAATATATGTTCATCATTATTATTGTGATTCATTATTATATAAATTAATACATAATACTAGCGATAAACAAATTTATATAGATGATACTAAAATTGGATATGTAATTTGTAAATATAAAAATATTTCAATTAAATTAGTATTTAATCCAAATATACACGATGCGAGTGATGGCTATCATTTAATTGATTTTTATACAACAAAAAAACAAAAATTTATAGATACAAAATACAATAATATTGAATTAGATTCTATAAACAATTTAGATGATTCAATTTCGGTAGCAAATGTTATTTATAATAATATCAAAGATAAAAAAGATTGGATTGTACTTTTTTTAAGAACAGAAAAGTTATTTTATAAATACGAGAACAAATTAAATGATATAAATTTTCTTAAAATAGAAAATTCATTAGAACAATTAAAAAATCATAAAATAATATCGGATAATTGCTTTTTGAATGATATCATTGAAGTTAGATATCCAAATTATTATTTTGCATTTACTAATACAATATATCAATGGAACGAAATGATTGGTATTAGATGGTATTATGAATTTAATCAAATTTATAATAATTTAAATTTTGAGTATAATATAGGGTATTCAGTAAGAAATTTAAAAGAACATAGAACAAAATTATTAATAGAATTATCAAAACTAAAAATTAATAAATTATTTTTAACTAAAAGTGATACTGCACAATATGGTGAATACTTTAAAGAACTACCACTTTTAACAAATATAACTACAAATTCAACAATAGGAAAAGAAGATTTTGATAATTTAAAATATATACAATTTTCATTTAATATTGGATTAGATTTATTTTTTAGAATTTTTTCAAAATCAAAAATGCAAATATTAGATGAAAGTTGGGCATGGTCAACCGGAGATTTTACATCACAGTATTTATCAGAAAAAACAATTGGATTAATAATGGCAGGCATACCATTTATATCAATACATCCATATCCATTAGAATTGTTAGAAAAAATTATAGGAATTAGAGAACATCCATTTAAAAAAGAATCAATTTATATAAAAGGAAATCCGGTTAAAACTGCCAATTTTATTAAAACTTTTATGGATGATTTTGAAAAAAATTATATATTGTGTAAAGATTGGTTAGATGAATGTAGAGAATTATTTTTAAATAAGATAAACACAGAAAATTCTTTGTTAGATTTAATGCTTATTTCTTTTAAAAAGGAAAATAACGTAAGTATTAAATTATTATAATTAATTGATTATCAATAAGTTATAAAAAATACCCTTATTTAGTTGGTAAAGTCATAAAAAAGTCGTATCTTTAGGTATAAACCTTAAACACTAAAATATGAAGATTTTATCAATTATTGGTATTGTATTATTATGTGCATGTAATAAAGATGTTACACAACCAATACCAACACAACCCACAATTACATTTTCAATTGATTCGGCTTTAACCGCAAATGGTAAACAATCTTTATCTAAAGATAATAATGGGTTTTATCATTTAATATTATCTACAACATCAAATCAAACATTAAGTAGAATAACTGGTAAATTATTAGTAGATGGTAAACCCAATAAAACACCATCGGCAGTTGATTATGATATTGAATGGACAAGTTCACATTTTTGGGTAATAAAAGCAGGGGAAACCATTGGTAAAGTAGTTAAAACTTACTTTAATCCATATACAGGACAATTACAAACATCACAATTACCAAACTTAATTTCACAATCAGATGTTGTAGTTCCAATTGTAAATTCATCATCTTATAGTGATGTAACTACCGGTGAAGTAAATACAATGTTTGCTCCGGTATATCAAATGAAAGGTGATACGATTACTGTCGTAGGTAAAGTTGTATATAGTATTGAAATCCCTAAAGATAAATTATTTTCTACAATAAAGATGGATTCCATTCAAAAATCTATAAGAATTATTTGTGATTAGAAAAAAAAGTTGTATATTTGAGTTATGATAACAATGCCACAAACACCGATTACTGACCATTCGTTTAAGAAGTGGGGAGCAATTAAAATAGAGGAAAATGATGGTGAATCCGATTTTTATTATTGGATATTACCATTACCAAAAGAAGATGATGATTTTAGTGATAGACCTACACTTATATCGATAGCAAGTGATGAGTGGAAAAATATGGATTTAAATGAGGGAGAATATTTGGTAACTTTATTTGATAATTTACCAATGTTAGAAACCGAGGAAGAAATTGAATTATTATATAAAATCTTAACTAAAGAAAATTTAACAAAATGATTTATAACGAAGATTGTTTAGATACACTTAATCGTAATTTAGAATACGATTATATTATCACCTCTCCACCGGATTTTGATGAGATTGGTGCAGATACTAAAGATATAAAACCTTATATTGAATTCTTAAAAGAACGTTTTGCAAAATTTAATCCTAAAAACGATGTAGTAACAATATTCGTTTCAGATAGGAAAGCAGAAGGAACTGTCATTCAAAAGCATAATATTATTTCTAATATAATGATTGAGAATGGGTGGCAATTAAAGACTCAAAAAATTTGGGTTAAAAAAGAAGATACAATTGATATGTACCGACATGGTTATACTTTTATTCTTACATTTGGTAGAAACAATTCTAAACATCCATTATTACCGGATGTATTTAGTGAACGATTTGTACCAGCTACACCAGAATATACTTACAATTTTTCACCTAATATTGTAAAACAATTTGTTGAAAAATATACAACTAAAAATCAAATAGTTTTTGACCCATTTATGGGTAGTGGAACTACGGCAATTGTATGTGTAGAAAATGGTAGAAATTATGTAGGTAGTGAAATTATTGAAATAACCTGTAAAATTGCTGAGAATAGAATTAGTAAAATTATAAATGCAGATAAATTTTTTAAACTATAAATTATGAAACAAAGAACAAAAACGGCTGAAGAAATAAAAGCAAACTATGATAAGTTTATTGCTATTATTAAGAAGTATTTTACCGGTGAAAGATTAGACAAGTTATTGTTTATGTATTCCGAAGATGAATTGGGTATGAATTTAGCAATGTCTCCTGCAAGTGGGAGATTACTTTATCACAATTGTTATGATGGGGGATATATTGACCATATCTTTAACGTATGCAAAAATGCATTAAAAGTAAAAGAATTATTTGCATTGCAAGGTGGTAAGATTGATTTTACCGATGAAGAATTAATGTTTGCCGCATTACACCATGACTTAGGTAAATTAGGTACAAAAGGAAATATTCATTATGTAAAAAATACAAATAAGTGGGAAATTGAAAATAGAATGGATTTCTATAAAAGAAATGATGATATCCCATTTATGAGTTTAACGGATAGAACTTTCTTTACATTGCAACACTATGGTATTAGTTATACTGAAAATGAATATTTTGGTATTAAACTTACCGATGGGTTATATGATGAAGATAATGAAAAATATTTAAAAACATTTAATGTTAAAAACACATTACGTTCAACCATTCAGTACATATTACATTGGGCAGATTTTATGAGTACAATTATTGAACGTCAAGAAGAATTATCAAAACAGTCAGAAAAAACTGACAACTTTACTTTTAATGTTGGAAAATTCTAACAAATTGTCAGTTTATACCCAATGGTATGAGATTTGTATTATATAGAATATTATTAACAAAACAAAAACATTAAATTATGTATTTAGTAGATTACAACAAATTGATTGAAGATTGGTTCACAAATGATTACAGCCAAAATTGGAAAACATCAGGTACAAAATCTTACAAAGTATCAGCACAAAGATTAGCAATTGATATTACCGATGAAACATTACAAATCGGATTATTAGTTCCTGGACATTCCGCAGAAACATTAACATTAGATTATGACTCTGATAAAATTAGGGTTAAATCTAAACCAAACGAAACAACTCCTTCTAAAATTGAAAATGAATTAGTATTATCAATAGATGAAACATTAAGCATTGGAAAAGATTGGGATGGTGCACAGGCGGAAGCGACAATTACAAACGGTGTTCTTTATATATCTATTCCAAAGTTTGAGGAAAGAAAGCCAAAAAAATTATCCATTAAAGTTGGATAGTTCAGTTATTTTTAGTATCTTTAAGGGTAGTCACAAAAGACTACCCTTTTTTTATTTATGGCAGAATATTCACAAGTATTACCCTTACGAACCGATATAAAGGTGGTAGACCAATTTGGATTCTTACCCCTATCAATTAATAGACCTACCAAAGAATCGAAGCTAAAGTGGCACGATGCATATCTTAACGATGGTATGGATGAACAACGCCGTAGTGACACATCAGAGTTTTTACCAGGCTATACATTCTCCGAATTCCACGCAGGCTTAGCTGAGCAAGTATATAAGTTTTGGAGTATGAAAGGTAGTAAGGTAGTTGACCCATTTGCAGGTAGAGTAACAAGAGGATTTGTTGCAACTAAGTTAGGTAGAGATTATACCGGATTTGAAATTTCACCAAGAACATATGAAAGAGTACAAACACATTTTGAAGCGCATGGGGTTAAACCACATGTAATTAATAGTGATGGTACTTTAATGGAAGAAATTTCAGATAAGAGTGCAGATTTAATTTTTACTTGTCCACCTTACTTTAATTTAGAAAGATACGAATCAGTTCCTGGTCAATTAAGTGATGAGAATAGATACGAATCATTTATGAGCAAAATTGATGTTTGTATTTCTAATTGCTATAGAGTTTTAAAGAGTGGAGCATTTGCATGTTGGGTTGTAGGTGATTTAAGGACGGGTGGTGAGTTTCAAAACTTTCATGGAGATGTTATCAATTCTTTCAAAAAGCACGGATTTAATCAGCACGATATAGTTATACTAGAAAATATTTCACCATTCGCAGCATTACAAATTGGAAAAACTGCGGCAAAACGTTACACATCGAAGGTACATGAATACCTTTTAGTTTTCAGAAAGCCAGGAGATTATGAGATTCCAAAATATTGCTCACCTGATGAATTAGAACAAGAAACAAAATTAGCAGAATTTTTTAAATAAACAAATATGAGATACAAAGAACAAATCAGAAAACAATTAGAGAACATTGAAATTAGAGTTAATTATTTGAAACAAGCAACTGAGGGTAGTAAACCAATTACACCTACGGATGCTATTAAAATGATTGATGAAGTTTTATATAGTTTAGGTAAAGTTAACGAATTAGTAGATTTAGAAAGAGAGGGATAATGAACTGGCTAAAATGGTTGGTTGGTATTTCGGCAATAATCATAGCAGGTTGTGCCGCATTCTTTTCAGTAACAGGATTGGGTGTTCTATTTAGTGGAGCGGCCACTTCTGTTATGGTGATGGCTGGAGCATTGGAGTTCGCTAAATTAGTGTCAGCAACTTATTTGAAGCAAGAATGGGACACTATTAAGGGATTTAACAAATGGTATCTAACATCGGCGGTCGCATTATTAATGTTAATCACATCAGCTGGTATTTTTGGTTATCTTTCTAACGCTTTTCAACAACAAAATCTTAAATTACAACAAGTAGATAGAGAAATTGCAGTTTATACAACAAAAATAGAACAAAATCAGTCACAAATTACTCAACTAAACACTCAATTAACCAATTTATCCTCAACACAAGGTAAAATTTTGGATAATGGTAAGGTAAATAATCGTTTATTAAAGAGTATTGATAGTAAAGATAAGCAAAGTGCACAAATTAATAAAAAAATTAGTGATTTGCAAGATGAAAATTCTAAAAATAACGAAGAAATCAACAAAATTAAGATTTCTAACTTAGATTTGGAGAAAGAAGTGGGTGGATTCCGATTTGTAGCCGAAGCTTTTGGTGTAGAATTGAAAAAAGTAGTAAAATTCTTCATATTTTTGATTGTAATTGTGTTTGACCCGCTAGCGGTAGCACTTATTATCGCATTTAATGGATTAATTGCTAAAAAAGAAGAAGAAATTAAACATTTTCCTGGTCCAATCGCATTAGGTCAACAAGCTGAAGCAAAAGACTATGAAGCCGGTATGACTGATGATGAATTACGTGGTTTAGATGATTTAATGGAAGAAAACTATAAGAATTATGAGGTATATGGTGATAAAACCGAAGAAACCCCTATAATACAACAAAATCCAATACCATATTACGAAGAACCTGATTTTAATTGGGATAACAAGAATTTGTGGATAAATAATCCAGCAGCAGTGAAATATTGGATGCAAAATGGTAATTCTATTCACAAATACAATAAATTATATAGAGACCATCTAAAAGAGATAGATAATAACGATACAACAACAAAAACATATTAAAATAATGCAACTAGGACAATATTCATATAGTGATGGTGGAATAAAAATAATAAGTGAACCATCTCATAATACCGAATTAATTATAGGTAAATTTTGTTCTATTGCAGCAAATGTTACGGTATTTTTAGGTAATAATCATAGAACTGATTGGATTAGTACATATCCATTTGGACATGCACATCAAAATACTTTTAATAAATTTAATGGGGAAGGACACCCATCTACAAAAGGTAATGTAATTATTGGTAATGATGTATACATCGGAACATCAGCTGTTATTATGAGTGGTGTTACAATTGGTGATGGGGCAGTTATTGGAGCAAGTAGTGTAGTTACTAAAGATGTACCACCATATACTATTTATGCAGGAAATCCAGCTGTATTTAAGAAAAAAAGATTTAGTGATGAAGATATTAACTTTTTATTAGATTTAAAATGGTGGGATTTGGAAAATAGTGTTATAAACGATATTTCACCCATATTATGTTCGGGTGATATGCAAAAATTAAAAGATTACTTTAAAAAATAAAATATGTATTCAGTTATTATACCTACAATGTGGAAATGTGATAGATTCCAACAAACACTTAGAGAATTAAGTGCACATGAGTTAGTTGGGGAAATTATTTTAATAGATAACACCCAAAATGATTTAAAACTAGAATTGCCAAAATTAATTCATATTTTAGAAGGAAAAAATACTTATGTTACCGCACCTTGGAATAAAGGAGTTAAAATATCAAAGTATGATAAACTTTTAATTCTAAATGATGATATTTTTATGAATTGGAATATTTTAGATATACTATATCCACATATTACGGAACAGATTGGTTTAATTGGTTTGGATGAAATTGAGTATAATACTGAACCAAATAAGGAGTTTGGGTTAGAACCAATTGAAAGAAGAAATGGTGGGTGGGGGTGCGCAATATTTGTTCATAAAGAAAACTATTCACCAATACCTGAGGAAATGAAATTATGGGGACAAGATGATTGGTTATTTGTAAAAGCAAGAAATAGAAGAAAACAAAACTATAAATTGGTGGGATGCAGAATAAATGGCGAATTATCAGTAACAAATGATATTTTGGATACTGACCCAATCATTAGAAAAATAAGAGAAAACGATTTACGATTAAAACAACAATATAATTTATTTTAGTTATGTACTTACAAACACCTTACAAAATCAATTACGATACAACGAAATATGATTTTAGAAAAATAGTTTCAGAAATGTTAGAAGTATGGGAAGGTGATACTACCCCATTAGAAGATTTACATACATTGGAACATTATGATTTATTAGTTAGAGAAAAAGACCAATCTACAATTTGGCATAAAAGATATTATGAAAAATATAAAACACAATTCTTACCAACCTATTTAGAATTAGTTAAAGAACTTAAAGAAAGGTTTGGGTATGATGAAATTATATATCAGGCTATCCCAACGTTCAGAGTTCAATTAGCGGAAGGTAATTTAGGAGTTGGTGAATGGCATAAAGATAGTACTTACAATCATGGAGTGACAGAAGTAAACTTTTGGATGCCATTTGTAAATACCAACGAACAAAATACAATATGGATGGAGAGTGTAGAGGATAAAGGTGATTACAAACCATATACGGTTAATTACGGTGAAATATTGGTATTTAGTGGTGCTAATCTATTTCATGGTAATAAAAACAATGATAGTAACCAAACTAGAGTATCAGTTGATTTTCGTTTAGTAGATCCAGCTAAATTTATACCAAATGAGGCAGGTTCAATTAATATGAAGGCAAAATTTGATATTGGTGGATATTTTGAAAAAATTTAATTAAAAATTATGGCATATAGTGATAAAGTATTGGACCATTATAGTAACCCTAAGAATGTAGGAACTCTGGATAAGAGTAAATCTAATGTGGGTACTGGTTTAGTAGGAGCACCTGAATGTGGTGATGTGATGAGATTACAAATCGAAGTGGAGAACAACATCATAACAGATGCTAAGTTCAAAACCTTTGGATGTGGTTCTGCAATTGCAGCTAGTTCCCTAGCAACTGAATGGTTGAAAGGAAAGAGTTTGGATGAGGCAGTAACAATTGATAATATGGATTTGGTAGAGGAATTGAATCTACCACCTGTTAAAATACATTGTTCGGTGTTGGCTGAGGATGCAATCAAATCGGCAATTAACGATTATAGAAAAAAACAAGGATTAGAAGAATTAATTTTTGAAGAAACTCACATATAATGGTAACAATTTCAGAAAAAGCATTAAATCATGTAATCAATCTAATGGTGGAAGCCGGAATGACACCGGAAACACATAATTTAAGAGTTGGTGTTAAGGGTGGTGGATGTAGTGGATTATCTTATACAATGGATTTTGATGACATTATAACCGATATGGATGAAGTGGTAGAAGTAGATAGTGGATTGAAAGTAGTAATAGATAAAAAATCAGTTTTATACCTATTTGGAACACAACTTACTTATTCCGATGGTTTGAATGGTAAAGGATTTCAATGGGAAAATCCTAACGCAAGTAGAACGTGTGGATGTGGAGAAAGTTTTGCATTATAAATGCTACTTATTATTTGGAAATTAAATTAATTAAATGTATATTTGTTTAATAAACATTACATATGATAAAAATAGTAACAGAAACATCGGTATTAAGAAAACCAATTCCTAACACACCATTTACAAAAGAAGAACAAGATTTAGCAACAGCAGCATTATTAACATCCGTAACCGAACAACAAGGTTTAGGTATGAGTGCAAATCAAATTGGATTAAATAAAAGAATTTGTGTAGTTAATGTAAGAGAAACTCCATTGGTATTAGTTAATCCAGAAATTGTTGAAGAAGGACAAGATAAGTTAATTTATTTTGAAGGTTGTTTATCTTTACCTAAAACTATGAAAAAACCTATTAAGACAGTTCGTTCTTATAGTGTTAAAGTAAAAGCAGATAATTTTCCTGAAGTATTAGAATTTAAAACAGAAACTAGAAATCATAAAGATATTAATGAATTATTTAGTGATGTTGATTTATTAGAATCGGTTTGTGTTCAACATGAAATTGACCATTTAAACGGAATTACAATTAGAGATAGACAATATACTGAAACTGTCCGTTTAACTTCATTTGCTAAATTGGGTAGAAATGAAAAACTTTTATTAAAGAAGGGCGAAGAAACACTTTCAGTTAAGAAAAAGAATTTATCAACTTACTTAGAACAAGGATGGGAGGTAGCATAATATGATAATAACAATATTAATATTACTTACACTTACATTGACCTACATCATTTGGAATCTTCTAAAGAAATTAGAAAAATTAGAAGAATTAGTAGAAGCACAGGATGTAAAATTACAATATAATGTAGATAAACTTATTGCTATGTATATGGCAATGAAAGAGATTGATACCAATGGTGCATTTGAAAGTGATGATGAAGTTGGAACTATATTCAACGATTTAAAAGAAACTATTGAAAAAAACTTAAAAGAAATAGAAGAAACTAATGGGTAGAAAGAAAAAAGACACCCGTTATTTTACGGAGCAAACAGAAGCAGCTATTATCGCATATAATAAATCCGATAATCAATTAGAAAGAAATAAATTATACGCTGAACATATTCATTATTCATTTTATAAGTTAGCGGAGAACGTATTAAATACTTGGGGATTTACATACTTTGATGATGATAAAGAGGATATTAAACATGAAGTAATATCATTCCTATTAGAAAAAATACATAAGTTTGAAGAGGGTAAGGGTAAAGCATTTAGTTATTTTACTATTGCAGCTCGTAACTATCTTATATTAAATAATAATGCAAATTATAAAAGATTTAAAGCAACATCACAATTAAGTGTAATGCCAGATAGTTGGGATTTAGAAAATGATTTTAAACAAACGGCACACAATGAAGAATTTAAAACATTTAATGAACGAATGTTACAATATTGGGATTTAAATCTTAATAGAGAATTTACAAAGAAAAGAGATATTCAAATTGCAGATGCTGTTTTAGAATTATTTAGAAGAGCAGAGTATATTGAGTCATTTAATAAAAAATCGTTATACTTATTGGTGAGAGAAATGACAGGTTATAAAACACACTATATAACTAAAGTTGTTTCTAAAATGAAAGAAACTCAAATGAAATTGTATTATCAATTTTTAGATGAGGGGGATATTACACAAGAATCTAAAGATCCATTTTGGAAAAGAGTAATTGTTAAATGAGAATATTAGGAATATCAGCTTTTTATCACGATTCAGCTGCAGCACTTATTGTTGATGGTAAAGTATTTTCAGCACAAGAAGAAGAAAGATTTACAGGTATAAAACACGACCAAAGATTTCCCATTAATTCTATTAAGTGGATTTTAAAACAAAATAAACTTAAGATTAATCAAATAGATAAGATTGTTTGGTACGAAGATCCTAAAAAGAAATATGAAAGATTTAAGGAACAATACCATAAATATTTTCCTAAAACTTGGAGATTAACTAAAAAATTATTAACTTGGAAATCTAATAATGATATTGATTCTATTATTAGAAATACTTTAGGTTATAAAGGTAATATAGAATATGTAGAACATCATCTTTCTCATTTAGCATATTCATTTTATACATCACCATTTACCGATGCACATTTATTTTCCGTTGATGGAGTTGGTGAAAACGAAACAGCAGTATTAGGTTTAGGTTTAAAAGGTAAATACATCCAACAATTAGAAAGAAACTTTTTCCCACATTCATTGGGTTTATTATACGCATCAGTTACGGCATTTTTAGGATTCAAACCTAATAGTGGTGAATACAAAGTAATGGGATTGGCAGCATGGGGAAATGATAAAGATGTTTATAGAGAACAATTTGAAAAGCTAGCAAAACTAAACGGAAACACATTAGAATTGGATATGAAATATTTTTCATTCCATTATTCAGAAAGAGGTATGTTTACTTCTAAAATGGCTGAGTTATTTAATATTGCACCTAGAACACCCGAAAGTGAGATAGAGCCACAATATATGGACATTGCATTTTCCTTACAAGCGCATTACGAAAGATTATTCTTTGCAATGTTAAATAAATTTCATTCACACTACCCAATGGATAATTTATGTTTAAGTGGTGGTTGTGCATATAATGGTTTAGCAAATGGTAAGATAACACTAAATACTCCTTATAAGAATGTTTATGTACCACCTGCTCCTTCTGATGCAGGTAGTGCTATTGGTTGTGCATTGTATGTTTGGAATAAAGATGTTACTAAAATCAATATGACAAACACAACACCCTATTTAGGACCACATTATACTCACGCTGATTATAGAAATGCAATTGAACAATTGGTCCCAAAGGATAAATGGGAAAACACTACTAATCCAATAACACTTACTAAAAAAGTTGCTAAATTAATTAATGATGGTGCAATTATAGGTTGGTTCAAAGGTAATAGTGAATTTGGACAAAGAGCATTAGGACATCGTTCTATTTTAGCTAACCCAACTATTCCAGATATTAAACCTAAAGTAAATAGAGTTATCAAAAAAAGAGAAGGTTTCCGACCATTTGCACCTATGGTAATTGCAGATGAAGCTAATAACTACTTTGAAATGTTAGGACAAGAAGTTCCTTATATGAATCAGGTATTTAAAGTTAAGGATGATTTTATTGCAGGTTTACCATCAATTACTCACGCCGATGGAACAGCAAGAGTTCAGACAGTAAAAAGAGAATTTAACACAGACATATATTTCTTACTTAAAGAATTTAAAAAATTAAGTGGATATCCTATTCTACTTAACACCTCATTTAATTTAAGAGGTCAAACAATGGTATTAGACCCTGTAACAGCTATTAAAACATTTTACGATTGTGAAATGGATTATTTGGTGTTGGGTAGTTATATCATTAGTAAGTAAGTTTTTAATTACACAATATTTATAAAAAAGATTTATGGCAAATGTAGACATGAATTTTCCTTTATTTAAGGGAAAAACATTTAGTGATTTGTTGGGAGATATTTATGAGAACCAACAAAGTAAAAAGAAAAACATTTCAGGTCTTATCGAAGAAATGAGAAAGTTGGTAACTAAACCATCCGATGTAATTACTATTGGTCCTATTATTACTCAATTGATAGAAGCTAGTATTAGTAATGATGACCACCTTATTAAAATTGCAAACATAGCACAAAAATTGGTATTAGCAAACACTAAGAAGGCAGGTGATGAAGGGTGGTTAAGTGAAGATGATAAAAAAGCATTGTTAGAAGAAATGGACACGGTTGCAAAAGAAATCACACAAAATACCGAAGATAAGATTGAAGATTTAGAATTTGAGATTGAAAACTTAAAAGAAACATTAGGAAATAAATAATGGCAACTAGTAATTTTTTATCATCACAGATTATAAAAGGAGTAGGTGCAGCAAACACACCATTTGAGCAATTTGATATTGGTGTAGTTCATACCGTTATATTAAAAGTTGATGATATTAAAAAAGATATATCCGATAATGATATAAATTATAAAGGATATTCTATTAGTGATTTTATTACCAAAGATGGTTTATATTATGGTGCAATTTATTATAGATTAATTGGTGGTGGAGGAACGGAAGTTAATGAAAGTGATTTACCCCATGCTTTTCCACTTAAAAGAGAATTTTTAGCATTACCCGTTAAGGATGAATTGGTAAAAATATATAAATCGGGAGGTAAAGATTATTATGAAAAAATTACACCCGAAAATTCACCAAATTTTAATACGGCACCTGATTTGGTTATTTCAACTACAAAATTGACAAAAGAAGGCAGTGGTTCGGATAATACTTCAAAGGCAGATACATATGCGGAATCAAATGCTACAAATATACCAAATTCCGCAGCAAAGGGTGAAACAGAAACTATAAGAGCAGGTTTTAGTGGTAAGTACTTTAAAAAAAATATGAATATTCACCAATTAGCAATGAATGAGGGTGATACCTTATTGCAGGGTAGATTTGGTAATAGTATTCGTTTTAGTGGTTATATACATGATGATAAAGATAATGGAACACAATATCCAGCTATATTAATTCGTAATGGTGAAAATTCGGATAATCAACAGAAAAAAATATATGATGTAGTAACCGAAGATATTAACAAAGATGGTACATCAATTCAAATAACATCTGGAAAATATAAAACATTATTATCACCAACAGTTAAAGTTGCAAAACAAGCAAATGATCAATATCCATCATCGGACCAATTAATAGGTGACCAATTAGTAGTTAATAGTGGTAGAGTAATTGTTTCATCAAAAACAGCTGAGACTTTTTTGTTCAGTAAGAAAAAATTTAGTATCTTTACGGATGATGTTGTTACCATAGATACAGAAAAAGGTTATAAACTAATTTCTCAAAATGGAAATATTGAAATAAGTGCAAGACACAATAAAAATATTATATTTGGTGTTGCAACTGGTGGTAAGATTTTTCACGGTAGAGATGGTGCAGACCAACAAGCTATCTTAGGTAACAAATTGGTAGATTTATTAGGACAATTAATTGATGCTATAAACGTAATGCAATTTCAAACTTTCTTTGGACCAACTTTTCCAGGACCTATGGATAAAGCAACTTTAAATACAATAAAAGCTCAATTAAAAACTACATTATCTAAAAATAATTATTTGATATAATGAGTTGGAGCCAGTTTAAAAAAGAAGTTGGAACAAAAATGAATTCGTATACATTTAAAGATGCTACGGAATTTGCGAAATACTTTACAAAAAAATATGATGAGGCGGTAAAACGAGGAACGGATAATATAACAAAAAATCCGGTTAAGAAAGGTAATATAGAAATGATGGAAGCATCTATCATAAGTGGGATGTTACAAGGAATTGCAAGTACTAATCCGGCTATTTCAAAACAATCATATACTACGTTAGGTAATGGAGTTAAAGCATATTGGACAGGTGCAGAATTACAAATTATTGCAACACCATTAATACCTGCACCAGGAACTATTGCAAATATAAAAACAACTAAGAATATTGTAACAAATCCAGGTAAGTTTTCAAAAGATGATATGGGGCCTGCAAAAAATACCGAAGTTTTTTTAAATACTTTTATTTCTTTGGCAGATGCACATTTAGCTACAATAAGTGGTATGGCAGAAACGATTTCACAATACCCACCACCTGCACCGCCAGGAAAAGGAATTGTAATGTGGGCAGGTTACAAAGTTCCAAAAGGTAATAGTGATGAGGTAGAATTACCTTGGGATAGAATATTTAACGCAGGAAAAAATGCTCTTATTGCATATTTAAAAAAACAAAATGTTTCCGATGATGTTATTAAACAAGGATTTGGTGCGGGTTCAGGACTAATTAATGTAATTTACAATTTAAAAGATTATGTACACAATGATGTGGTAAATAGAGAAAATATTAATTATTTTGTAAGTAGAGAAACAAAACTATATTTTGATGGAATACTTATCAACACGTTTTTATCGGTAATAGATACGGGATTCAAAACATTATCGTTTAAAGATAGAATATTATTCAAAGCAGGTAGAAACATACCATCAGTTAAAGTAAGAATTAAGTCCGCCGTTGGGTTTGCATTAGAAAATGTTTTTGATGGTATGTATGAGGAAGTTATTATCATTCGTAAGGAAACTAATATAAAATATCCACCAGGGTATATAGCTGATTATCTTGATGCTTTAACTGGAATGAGTAATTATATAACATCACAAGAAACTCCATTACGTGAAGCAATATTTAATAAAATTATGTCGTTATAATAAAATTATTTAAAACAAATACTTATATAAAGAAAACAAACAATTATGGATCAAAAAGACTTAATTAAGGCATTAGTGAAAGTATTAAGAGAAGATATCAAAAAAACTCTTAAAGAAGAAATTCGTAAAGCCGTACATGAAGTGTTAAACGAACAAGTTGAAACACCAAAACAAAAGGTGAATGAAGGTTACCAAATGAAATCAAAAGATGATGGTAGTTGGGGTACAATAGATTATTCACAAAGAGCAGCAGCTCCGGTTAGACCTATGATATCTCCAGCGGATTTAGGATATGGTGATGGGTTTGATAATTATATGCAGCCAGAAGTAACACCAGCTAGTAGTTGGGGTGGAAACGAAGAATATGGTTCATATATGCAAGGTCAACAAGAAGAACAAGGTATTCCGTTGCATGTTAAAGCACAAATGGCAGCACAAAGAAATCCACAGGCAGCAGCACCTGTGTTAAAAGCATTAAATAGAGATTATTCGGCATTAGTAAAAAAATTCAATAAGGGGTAATGTAAGTGGCAATTCAATTAGAAAAAAAATTTGTAATTGATACACAAGATAAAAGTGTAGGATTAGCATTACCATTACGTGGAGCTGATACTGGGTATTTTGCTGTAAACTATACTACAAAAGACCAAGTTAAAACTAATATTAAAAATCTTATATTAACTGAACCTGGTGAAAGATTGGGTAATCCTAACTTTGGAACACCATTGAGAAAATATATTTTTGAACCTTATATGGAGGGTGAATTTGAAATGCATATAGAAGATGCAATTACAACTGCAATTTCTACTTATATGCCATACGTTAATATTCAATCCATCATATTTGATAATAATACAACAAACAAAGATAAACATTTGGTTAATTTAGAATTAAAATATTCAATAAATTTTTCAGCAGTTCCGACTGTTGATACATTAACGGTAACACTATAATATGGCACTACAACCGATAGATAAAAGTTGGTCTTCAAATAAAAAAGACATTAAATATGTAAACAGAGATTTTGCATCTTTAAAGCAAGCATTAGTTGAATTTACTAAAACATATTTCGCTAATACAAATAGTGATTTTACAGATGCATCTCCTGGTATGATGTTTATAGAGCAAGCTGCGTATGTAGGTGATGTTTTATCATATTATACCGATGCTCAATTAAAAGAATCATTTATTAATGCAGCATCTAACTATAAAAACATTTTAAGCCACGCACAAAATTTTGGATATGTTCCTAAGATTAGTAGACCGGCAACAACTACATTAACGGTGTATCAACAAGTTCCATCTATAAATGTAGCGGGTAATTATGAACCGGATTTTACATATTGTGTTAAGATTAAAGAGGGAATGCAAGTTAAATCAAAATCAAATAACAATATTACATTTACAACAACAGATGTAGTAGATTTTGGAAATTCAATAAATAGAACAGTATCGGTACTTTCATTTGACCAATCTAATAATCCTAATTTTTATTTATTAACAAAGACTGTTCCAGCTATTAGTGCAACACTTGTAACTGAAACATTCCCATTAGGTTCATTTACACCAAACCCTACTTTTAATATTGTAGATTCAAACTTTATAAAAGTAGTTTCAATTTCAGATAATTCAAACAATTATTATGAAGTTCCATATTTGGCACAAGAAATGGTGTATATTAAAGAACCAAATGCGGCATTATACGATAGTACTTTAGTATCAGATTCGGATGTTACTCCTTACAATTTAAAGTTAATTAAAACTAATAGAAGATTTACTACAAGAGTAACCGATGTTGATACGATTCAATTAAGATTTGGAGCAGCAAGTGAAACTACGGCAGATGAAATGATTATACCTAATACTAAAAATGTAGGATTAGGATTAAACAATTCAATTAGTAGATTAGAACAATCATTTGACCCTTCTAACTTTTTAAAGACATCCACATATGGTATTGCACCGTCTGGAACTAATAATCAATTGACGGTAAAATATTATAGTGGTGGTGGTATATCATCTAACGTAGCATCAAATGAATTACGAACAATATCTTTATTAGAATTTGATGAAGATTTATTAGCATTTAATACAATTACATCACCAACATATCAAACAGCAAAAGCATCAATAGCAGTGGATAATTTAGTTCCTGCAACTGGTGGTAGAGGTATTGAAACATTGGATGAAATTAGAGAAAATGCAATTGCAAATTTTGCATCACAAAATAGAGCAGTAACTAAACAAGATTACGAAGTTAGAGCATTATCGATGGATGCTGCCTTTGGTAGTATCGCTAAAGTATATGTAGAACAAGATTCTGCGGCAGATATCAATCCAACACAAAATGTATTGAGAGATCCACAAAGTAGATCTGAGTTTCTTAATATGACAAAATCTTTGGTAGGAAAGAGTGATACTGAAATACAAACTGCAATAGATTCTTTCTTAAAATCCAAACATACTTTTAATGCAGATAATAACCCATTTGCAATCAATATGTACACATTGGGGTATAATTCTAACGGAAACCTTACAACGTTGAATAGCGCAACTAAAAACAACCTTAAAACGTATTTAAACGATTATAGATTGATTACGGATGCTGTTAATATATTAGATGGATTTATTATTAATATAGGAGTAGAATTTGAAATAACAGTTTATTCTAATTATAATAAAAGAGAAGTAGTATTAAGTTGTTTACAATCGGTAACAAATTATTTTAATATTAATAATAGAAAAATAAATCAACCTATAAACATTAGTGAATTAGAATTAGAAATTGCTAATGTAGATGGTGTAGCATCCGTACCTAAAGTAAATATTACAAATATATGTGGGGATGGAACGGATAGTAGTTATTCTAAATATGTTTATGATATTACAGCAGCAACTAAGAATAAAATTGTATATCCTTCATTAGACCCTTCTATTTTTGAATTGAAGTTTCCATCAACGGATATTAAAGGGAGAGCATTATAATGGTATTATTTTATACAGCATCACAAGATGCAACTATATATTTACAACAACCTTATCAAAACACTGGTATTGATGAAATGTTGGAAATATCTAAACAATATTACGGTGATACATCTGATATGAGTAGAGTATTAATTCAATTTGATAATATTGAATTACCAAATGTTCCATTTAGTGCATCATTACAATTAAAGATAACAAAGGCAGATGAAATTCCTGCTAGATTTAGTATTGAAGCATATCCAATTAGTGGTAGTTGGGAAATGGGTACTGGTACTCGTTTTGATAATTTAACTACTAATGGTGCAACTTGGATGTATAGAAATGGAGATGATACAAATTCTAATTGGTATACACATATGGATGGTATTACGGCATCATATGATCTGTATGTAGATGGTGATGCAAGTGGATGGGGTGGTAGTTGGTATACATCATCAGTAGTATCTCAATCTTTTAATTATAGATTAGATGATATTAATTTAGATGTTACTCAATTCTTTGAAAGATGGGCAGATAATGAATTAATTAATAATGGTATTATACTTAAATTTCCAAAAAGTGCAGAAACTGATAATGTTGATTATGGTAGTATTAAAATATTCTCAAAAGAAACTAATACAATATATCAACCTAAATTAGTTATTACTTATTTAGAAGATGATGTGGTTAGTGGAAGTTTAACTACAATTACAGATTATGTAAATGCTAGTCAATATGATGTTCAATATAGAGTGTATTCTCCTAATTTAAAAACAACATATCACAAAGGACAAAAGATAACAATAAAAATAGATGCAAGAGAATTATATCCAATCAAACAATTTAATTCTACATTTGCATACCAAGTTAAATATTACTTACCATCAACCGCATATTATAGTGTGATTGACACGGTAACAAAAGAAACCCTAATACCATACTCCGATGCAAGTAGAGTGGTACAAGGTGAATATAACAACTTAATTAAATTAAACTTTAGTAACTGGCCTATTGGTAGAAATTATACATTATTAATCAAATCAATCGATAGTGATGATAATGAACAAATTTTTGAAGTAGGTTCATTTGACATATACGAATAATGGCAATAGAAAAAAAATATATCAATCTTTCGGATACATCTAATGAAACTAATGTCGTTACTAAATTATATGTTGACCAATACAATACATCTGAATTAATTAAATCGGTAGATACGAAAGTTACGGAATTAATTCAACCATTACCAAACGCAAATTTAGATTTAGTACCAAAGCCGGTTTATGATGCAGAATTATCGCATAGTGCAGATTTACAAAAACAAGTTAATAATTTACAAAATGAAGTAACTGATTTAACTACACAGGTTCAATCATTAACAGCCGATAGTAGTTCATTATATACATCAAATGATAATTTTAGGCTTATAAATGCAAAGTTAGAAAATTCCGTAGCATCAATTCAACAAACGGTATTAGAATTAAGAACTAACTTAACTACATCATTAACTAAAGCGATTAATGAAGCAACAGAAAGAACTGCATTAGAAGCTGAAAATAATGGTTTGACTGCTCAAAAGAATGCATTAATTAAACAAATCGATACTTTAAATAATTTATTAGCACAAGCAAACGCAACAATACAAGTAGCACAACAACAATTAAGTGCAAAACAGCAAGCAATTGCGGCTGGTGGTGTTTCTACCGGTGAATTAGCTACTATTATATTTGATGCGGGTGATATTACTAAATCTAAATTAACCGCAATGATAAACCAAGATTATAATGGTGGACCTAACGGTGTTCAAAATAAGTTTACTAAACCTGGTGATAATAATGGAGAAGGGTATGTTACTTATTTTGATGTAGTTGCAGGACCTAAAGATATTATAGTTGATACAAATGCAACGGGTGGATATACTATTGTTCCATGGAATTTTGGTGTTTCTTTACCGGTTACATTAAAAGCAAATGAAACAAAAAGATTTAATATGGTAGACCCTAACCAACAATGGTTAAATACATATCCTGGTAATGATGGTGGAAGTTTTTGGAAAGCATCTAAACCAACAGTATCTATGTTTACATTTTCAGTTGTAGTTAAAGATATAGACCCTAATGGAAAAACCGAAAATAAAAACTTTACTGGTAAAATTTGGAAACACTAATATATGGCAATAAACGATTTTAAAAATATTGAAAACATTAATCTTAATTTAGATTCAACTGCTCAGTTAATCAATTCTAAAGATTTAAAGATATTCAAAACAAGTGCTAAAAACATTACTGATTTTGGAATGTCAAAGAATGATGTTATTGAGTTTAGAGTATATGATATTTCAAATAATTTATTAGAACAAACCGGTGGAATAAAAGTAAGATATATCCATAAAAATGATTTATCAAAATATCTTAAAAGTGATGTTGATTCAAAAACACAAGAATTAATTTATGATATTGATGTTGAAAAATTAATTAGAGAAGCTGGATATGGTAATGGTGAATTTAAAGTATCTTTTAATTTTTTAAAGAACTATGTAGGAAATGAGGATAAAAAACAAAGAGTTTGGATACATGAAGTTTCACCAAGTAGAACTGAAATAAGAATAATGCCTTTATTGAGCACAGATGATAGTTTAAATTCAAAAGTTATTCATAGATACAATTCTTTATTAGAAAAGGGAAATGAATTAAGAGAAAATATTTCTATTATAAAGAATGCAATAGATTCAATTCAAAATCAAATAAGTGATTTAATAGATAACTATTTTGTATCAAAACATGGTAAAGTTTGGTTAGATGTTGTATTAAGAGATTATAAATTTAATGATTTAAATTATACGGCATTTAAAGAAAAGATTTTTAATGATTTTAAAAATTCTGTGTATTATCAATTAGATGGAAAAGAATATAATATTAATTCTGCAAATTATGGTAAAAACTCAATTAACCCATTTGATATAGATGAATTTTTATCTACATCAGATGTATTAGTATTATTACAAAATAGATTATTTGAATCAATTGAATATAGTGCATCTAAAATTGCACAATACGATATTCCACAAATAATAAAAGATTATACACAAACTAAAGTAGATTCACAATTGTTACAATCATTGTTAGATACAAATTACACAACTAAAAGTAATTTAACACAAAACAATAAATTAGGAACAATTAAACAATCAACAGTTACTATTGATACTACACCTCCTGTTGAAAAGAAAAAAGAAGATGTGATTATACCAACACCACCAGCAGAACCTCCAACACCACCGCCACCTACAAAGGGTGGAGTAAGTAGTGGAGCAGGTGCAGCTGGTAGTGGTAATGCTAGATATATACAAGATTACACAGCTGCCGATATTCATCAATTAGGTAGTACTGGAGAAAGAGTTAATAAAGCTTTAGTACAAGATGTATATCAATAAAAATTAAATAAAAATATTTATACTCAATGGGATATTTAGAAAATTTGTATTCAAAAAATATGACGGGTGGTAACTACATTCCGTTTAATTCATTAGATATTTTTAATGAAACTATTAGTAGTGGAACTAGTGGTAATAGTGGTGGATATACACCTGCAGTCAAATCACCCGGAAACGATTTAAAAATATTTCTTACAAATACAAGTCAGTATAAAGGACAAATGACCTTTAATGTTCAAAATCAGAACTATAATGAAGGTACATCGATTGCAATTGATTCAAACACAATTAATGATAGTTTATTAATTAAACCAATTGTAAATGATGGATATACATTAAAAAATTATTTTCAATTTGTAAAAGGTTCTAATGGTAAGATTCTGTTTAATACTTACAATGGTAGAAATGAATTACAAGGAACTAAGCAATTAGAGTTACCCGATACACTTGATTTGGGATTTGATTTGGATGTAACACCTAAAATAGTTACAAAAACAACAGCTACTAAAATACAATCTGTTTTTTTAACTACTAATTATAATAATTCTACATTAAATAATGAATTAGAAGTAACTATTGGTTCAAATGATTTATCATCACCAAAAAAATTAAAAATAGGTGATTCGGTAGATATTTCAAATATTAACAATACATCATCCGATTTAAATATTTCGGTTAGTGGATTATCATCGTTTAATTTAAAAAATATTAGATGGCAATATGCTAATAAATTTAGTAGTAATAGTGTATTTGATATAAATGATTTTAATATATTAACAGGTGATACAACCGCGGTAATAAAAAATACAATATTCAATTCTAATATTGTATTATTAATAGAAGTAGTTCCTAATACTGCAAATTATCCTACACTAACATTAGATAAAAATACAATAACTACTAATATTGCGGAAAGTGTTTTTGCTAATAAGAGTGATTATTCAATTAATGTTGATTGTAAAATAACAAAAGCTGATTCGGTAAAAATTAAAACGCCATATAGAGAATTTACACAAACTGTAAGTAATGGTATTTTTTTAGATTTACAAAATGACTTTAAAAATAATGAAGGACAGTTTAAAGTATTATTGACACCATATTCAAATTTATATGGTGATGGAATTACACAATCAATATTAATAACAATTGGTAAAGTATTTGATACTCCAATTATAGATAAAATAGATTATCCAACAAATGTAACAATACCTGTTTATAGTTTTGGTGATACTAATTTTACAATACTTTTTGAAAGTACGTTAGCTAATAAAGTATTAATATATCATACAAAAGAAGATGATGTAAATTTATTTGGCAAATTTAACGCAAATGATAAAATAATATTAAACTATAATTCTATTAAAGCATTTAATACAAATGCAACCTTAGATTTATTAATAGTTCCATATAATGGAAACATTAAAGGTGAAATAGAAAGAATTAGTATTTCATTTGATGATCCTGGATTTTATGTTTCTACACAAAATTTAAAAGATGAATTATTTAATGCAATTGCATCACAATTAAAACTTAATTTAAATAAATCAAGTTATTTAAATCATTTAACATCATTTGATGTAGATGATAAGCAAATTATTATTTCAAATTGGGATACTGATACTAATACCTTTACTAAATTTAAAACCGATGAATTAGGTAATCAAATTCCCGATGGTCAAATAAGTAAAACTATTGTATTAAAATTATATGAACCATTACCAACGAATATTAATAAAAATGATACTCTTTGGATTTCTGAATTAATGGCATTACCAATATTACAATCGGTTGTAATTAGTGGTAATAATGAAGATAATTGTATTCCATTAAGAGCTGCTAATTTTAATATTGAAGTTGATTTTGTTAAAGGACAATCTACCGGATTTGAGTCATATGATAGTTTAATATTAAGTGGTTCTACTACATCTCAACAATTAATAGACAAATATTTAACTGAAAATTTTATTGATGTTAAAGGTATTAATATTAAGTATGCAAGTGGTTCTACTCCTACATTTGAAAATTTTGTAAAGTATAGTAGTGCAGTTGAAAGATTAGCAAACTTTAGATATAAAAAAGAATTGGCTGAATGGTATGATGATAAAATCAATACATTATCAGATGTAGCTACATCAACTACTACTGCATTAAATTTAGATATTCAAAATTATATTACTAAAAAAACAAATTTAGTAACTGGATTTGATGGTTGGGAAACATATCTAACACAAAGTGTATTTACGGGTTCTTTTAATAATAATATAGATGTATATAATAATTACTATACATTGGCAAGTGAATATGATAGAACTAACAATAATGCTTTAAAAAACAATTTACCATTACATATTATTGATGATAATAATAATTTAGATTATGTATTATTCTTAGATATGGTTGGTAATTATTTTGATATCTTGTGGGCATATATTAAAGGTATAAGTGACCAACGTAAAATATCAGAACAAAAGAGTGATGGTATAAGTGATGATTTGTTATATCAATATTTAAAATCATTTGGATGGGATGCTAAAAATTTAAATTCTAATAAACAACTTTGGGATTATACATTTGGTTATAATAATGAAGGTGTTACTGGTTCATTTACATCTGATGTTCATTTGGGTGAAAATAATACATTAATTACACCTGAAGCAGCTAATTCACAAATTTGGAGAAGAATTGCAAATAACTTACCTTATTTATTAAAACATAAAGGTAGTATTAGAGGTATTAATGCATTACTTACTTGTTATGGTATACCGGCATCTAATATTTCTATTATGGAGTTCGGTGGCCCTAATATACAAACCGTAGAAGATTCACCTAAATTTATATACGATAGTTTAACACATAATTTAGTATTTGATAATGTAAGTGCTAGTTTAAATATTCCATTCAACGGAACACCTAAACCACAATCAATTGAGTTTAAATTTAAACCAAATGATTTTGAATCATATACATTTATAACAGGTAGTAATTTTAAAATAGGAATTGTAGCGAATAATTCAGGCGATGTAATTGGTAAAAAATATGGTTATTTAAAAATAAACAATCAATTATTTGATAATATATCATATCCGTTTTACGATGGTAATTATCATAGTATATTAATTAACAAAAGTGGTAGTTCAATTACTACATATGTTAAAACAAATGATAAAGACAGAATTATACATAGTGCTGAGTGGAATGCTACTATTGTAGAAAGTGATTACGAAAATACAACTACATTATCATTCACAGGATTTAAAGGTCATTTAGAAGAGTTTAGATTATGGAATACTAACTTAAGTGAGAGTGTATTTGATAATCACGTAATAATGCCTGAGGCGATAAATGGTAATGATATTTATGGTTCTACAAATGATTTATTATTAAGATTAGATTTTGAAAGACCACAGAGTTTATTTACTACTAGTTCAATTAATAATGTAGCACCTAATTTAAACTATATAGATTCAGTAGAAACTATTGGTTTTGCAAGTGCATCTAATTATCCATGGAATTATGAAGTATTAGAAAGACAAGTATCTTTAACAATTCCTAATAGTGGAGCAAGTAGATATTACACTAATAAAGTAAGATTAGAATCACAACAATTAGTAGGTAATTTATCTCCAACAAAAAGAGCAACTAAAAAAGCATTTGAAACATCTACAAAAGATTCTAATAGAGTAGGTTTATTTTTCTCACCTAATAAAGATTTGGATTTAGATATTGCAAAATCATTGGGTGGTGAATCATTTGATGATTTTATCGGTGACCCTCAATATGAATATGGATATACAACTTATCCTGAATTAGATACTATACGAAACTATTATTTTGAAAGAGTAGGTGAACGAAACTTATATGAGTTTATTCGTTTAATTAAATTCTATGATAAATCATTATTTGTTAATTTAAAAGAAATGTTGCCAGTTAGAGCAAATGCTACAACAGGTCTTTTAATAGCACCACATTTATTAGAAAGAAATAAAGTTAAAATAAATAGACCCAAAGTTGAAGCAGAGAGTTTAGAGGGTATTGTAAAAGAAACTCAAATTACAGATTTAGTTGGTAATTATAATGTATTAGATAGTGAATTAGATTTAAGAGATACATTAAATAATATAAGTGCAATTAATGAAGATTTAGATGCGGAAATAAATGCAACTGATACCTACAATTTTGCTGCAGAAGATTTAACATATGAAGTTACAATTGATAATGATTTGGGAAATGTAGCTAGTGCAGAATGGGAAACGTATGATGGAACAATTGATTATAATAGATATGCTGGAACGTTAACAACTGAATTTGAATTACTTGGTTCTGGGCAAGTTGTTGGTATGGGATTATATGATGATTATGGATTTAATACTTATTTTACAAACGGATATGGAAAATATCATTATGAAGAAAATGGTTCATTTAAATCTAAAGGTGTAAGAGGATTTTTAGTAACTAGAAAACATACTTATTTATATCCAAGTGCAAGTATTAATGGTATTGTATCTACGGTGGCGACTTCATCTTTTTCACAAGATTTAATTATACAAGATTTTAGTTCTAGTTTAGGATTACAAGGAGATCCTAATATAATTAGTATCGTTACAGCAAGTGGATATTTACCATCTCATCATATTTATAAAGGTGAAAAACACACTGGTATGCAGAATTTGTTTTACAATGGTTCTAAACAAACAAAATATACTACAATAGACGGTAAAGATGCAGTTGAAACATTTGTAACTAATCCAACTACATTACGAGTTACTAAACAAGGTAGAAGTAATAACGAACCAATCTTAGAAGTTGATTAAAAATAATGTAAAGAAAAAATATTTTATATATTTATAAAAAGAAATAACAAACTATTATGGCATATTTAGATAACACAACGATTACAGTAGATGCTATCCTTACAAAAAAAGGAAGAGAAAAATTAGCAGCTGGTCAACCTTTAAACATTACACAATTTGCATTAGGTGATGATGAAATTGATTATAATTTATATGATGCAGCACATCCAAAAGGAAGTGCTTTTTATGATTATGCAATTTTAAAAACACCAATTTTAGAAGCATCTCCGGATGAAACACAAGCATTAAAATACAAATTAGTAACTTTACCAAAAGGTACAGTAAAAATACCTGTGGTTTCAATTAATGTTGCATCTATTGCAGCAAAAACTACCGGTGGTAAATTCCCTATCACTCCTTCAACTTCACCAGCGGGTAATTTGAATGGTGGTTATACAGCAGTATTAGGAAATAAAAATGCTGGTACTATTGTTGGTGAAGGTTTAGCAAATGTAACAACAACTTCAACTACATTTACAAATAGTGTAACTGCAACTGCTGAAGTAGTTAAAGGTATGACATTTACTTTCATTCCTAATAGTTCATTAACTTCTACATTAACAACAACATTAACTATATTTGGTAACGAAACTGGTGGTAGTATTACTATTCCTGTAACCGTTACTTATGTAGCTGCATAAAATAATAAAAAACGAATATGGCAACTTTAGGTACAAATACCGGAACACAATTAACCAATGATTTAGCAACGTATCTTAACCAACAGAAACAAAATGCTAATGGTACATTAGATACAACTCAATTGGCGGCAATCATTAACAACTATCTTACAACAGGTGAGAAGTTAGTAATGGAAACAGGTACAACTACAAATTCAGTATATAAAGCATTTAACACAACTGATGTAGTACCTGCTAAAAATGAAATCGTAACAACTGGTATATTTAGTAATGGTAGTGGTAGCTTAAGCCAATTTTTTACAAGTTCTACATCAAATGTAGCTGGTAATGGTTTAAAATTTTATTCTGGTTCAGTTACTTCACCTTATTATTATAATGTATATGCATCATCTGCATCTACTGCTCCAGTTGAATTTTCAGTAGGATATGGTCATATTAGTGGTGCAGGTGTGCCAAATACAGCAGCAGATCCTAATTCAACTTTAGCTACTAAAGCTACTTATTTTCAATATAGAGCGTTATTAACTGATACTGGTGAAAATTATTTTACATTTTATTCTGGTAGTACATTAGATGGATATTCATCAAACGATATTTATTTTATTAATTTAAGTAGAGCAAATTACAGAGAAAGAATGGATGCAGGTAACTGGGAAATTCATTTGAGTGGCTCTAAAGGTATTTATACATTCATAGACAATAGTGGTGAAAAATTCAACACAGTAAATAGTGGTACAAACGAATTTAATATCGTAAGTGGTACATTGAATTTAGGAACTACAAATCCAGCAACAATTGCTTCAGTTACAGCATCTAATGGACAAGGATTTGGTAAATTCTATCCTGATTATGGTATTTTAGTATTCAACCCAACTGCATTAAGTGCTAGTGTTGGTGGTGAATTAGGTGGTTCTACTCAATCTTCTTCATATGATTATTCACAAAACGATTTCTTAAATGCAATTAGTGGTGGTGCATATTTTGAAGCAAGAAGAATTGAAAACGTATCAACTGCACACTATTTTGTAAGAGTTAATAACAGAGAATTCAATTTTTCAAATAACCCTACTTATACTGATGCTACTGGTTCATTTATTGAGCCTACTTTTACAACAGATCCTTTAACTTATATTACAACCGTTGGATTGTTTAACGATGCAAACGAAATGATTGCAGTTGCTAAAACATCTCAACCAATAGCTAAATCTTTCAGTAAAGAATTATTATTGAAAGTTAAATTAGATTTCTAAAATATTGTTTGAAAGTATCGTAGAACAAAAATCAAACAACATAAACTAACCCAACCTTAAAAAAGTTGGGTTTTTGTTTAATAAGATATTTATAATAGATTATGTTAAAACACATTCAAAAATCCGATATTAATTTACGACCATTTAAGGTTTATAAATCGTTTGGTGCAAATGAAACGGATTATCCAGTAGCAATTGCAGAAGAATCTAGTGATTTAGGATATACTGATGATACTATTTTAGAAAGAAAGACATTATATCATAGAATAAAAACTATGTATTATAATGGTGATAATGCATTAAATCCATTTTTATCATACGGAACATTTAAACCAACTTATAGTAATTTAGAATCTGCAAAACAACGTTCTTTAAAAGATAGAGCATTGGTTTTAAAAATTCCACAAATTAAATTTGGTGAAGAAATAAAACCAGGTTCGATTAATTTATTAAATAATGATTTAAATGAAATAATATATGATGATTCATATGGTAATTTAAGTTCAAATTATAATTCATATGAATTATTAAAGTTTGATATAGAAAATGCAGATTTTTGGTTTTACGATGCTGATTCACAGATTGTTAAAACTAAAATAATATATTGTGATGTTGAAGTGGGAGAATTATTAATAGCAACTTTAAATTCTATACAAGAAACTGTTTTTATATTATTAAGAGTAGATGTAGAACTTGCAAAAATTTCATTTTTAGGAACATTTAAACATACTGATTTAAATTTATCTATTATTGGAAATGTTATTTATTCACATGGTGTTATTATATTAACAAGAGACACCGGTATAAATGAAGCAAGAGAAAATTCATTACAACAATATACGTTAGAATATAAATCTACGAATACTATTTATGAAAATGAAATATTATTAGTAGTAGGTGAGGATGAATTTAATGTATCTACAAATAAAAGTTCACAAATAGAAATAGATGGTTCAATGTTCCAATCTCCATTATTTGCAGAATATGAGTATAGTTCATCCGTAGATCCAATTGGTTCTTATTTAGCACCTTATATAACCACCATTGGTTTATATGATGAGAATATGGATATGGTAGCAATTGCTAAGTTGGCAACACCTGTAAAATCGACACCAGACCTACCTGTAAATTTCTTAGTAAGATTTGATACTTAATATATGATTAAAATTTATTATCATGTTTTTGCAAAAAATGGTGTTATTGATATTTTAAATGAACACTTTGAATTAATTGAAAAATATTTTAATTTTGAATACGAATTAAACATTGGAATTTGTTACGATACTGAAAATAATTTACCAGAAGTTACTGAGTATTTAAATAATAAAAAATGTATAATAAGAAATACAGCGTCTGCAAAGGATTTGACTTCTGAATGGGTTACTTTAAATTTAATAGAGGGTGATAAACCTACATTTGCAGATGATGATATTATTTTATATTTACATACAAAAGGAATTACAAGAATTAATGATGACTTGTATGATAATGTTTGTTCTTGGAGACAAATGTTAAATTATTTTTTATTAGAAAGGATTAATGATATATTAGTAATTTTTAATAATACAGATTATAATATGTATTGTATTAGTAAACATAGTTATAATTCCGAATTAGAACCTGAACATTTTCATATGAATGGTAATTTTTGTGCATTAAAAGGTAAATATGTTAAAACCATAGATACCACATTAGGTAACAGATCTGCAAAAAATGATGTTGAAAATAGATTTTGGCAAATGGGGTTGGATAGAAATCTATATGAAGCATATCCATTAAGAGGTAATATTGATTTTTATCATAGTTACTTTAAAAGAAAAGATTATGAAATAAAAGGAAAAACTATTATATTTATATAAAACAAAACACAATGGCAATTATAGACACATACAATAAAAGTGGAATAGCAGCAAAAATTGATAATAATGCTAAAACAGCAGGATTTAAGGCTAACGAACAACAAGGTGATCCTTCACAATTTGATTTAAGTGCAACTACTTTAGATAAAAAAGATTTAAACGGAAATGCAACCGCTCCTTATACTCCTAAGAAGACGTATGAAGATGTTACTCCTAGAAAATAATAATGGCAAAAAAAGTTACAAAAAAAGGTTGGGTAGCAAAAAAGAATGGTTTTAAAAGTGGTTTAGAAGATACCGTTTCCCAACAAATAGAAAGTAAAGGAATTAAAGTAGAATATGAAACAGAGGAAGTTAAATATATCATCCCTGCTTCACCTCACACTTATCATCCTGATTTTAAGTTACCTAATGGTATCAGGGTAGAAACGAAAGGTAGATTTGTATTAGCTGATAGAAAGAAACATATATTAGTTAAAGAACAAAATCCTCAATTAGATATTCGTTTCGTATTTACCAATTCAAAGAACAAAATCAACAAAAAATCCAAAACTACCTATGCAGATTGGTGTGAAAAGAATGGATTTAAGTATGCCGATAAGGTAATACCAGACGAATGGTTTACCGAATAATTTGGTAAATTCAACTATTTTCCGTATATTTGATATATGGAGATAATACAACTATTTGATAAATACATTGGACCAAGCAAAGCTCTTAAGAAAAATGAGCATGCATATCATTGTCCTTTCTGTCATCATCACAAACCAAAACTACAAATAAACGATAAAACCCATAAGTTCCATTGTTGGACTTGTAATGCGGGTGGTAATCTTATGTATTTGGGTAAAAAAATTGGAATGGGTGAATTAGACCTAACTGATTTATATGCTAGATGTGGAATGAGTGAAGAGGTTAGACAGAAATTAAAAGAAGATTGGGGTGGTTCTATTAAAGAATTATTAGATAAAATTACAGCAGAACAAGAAGAAGAACAAGCTGAAAACACATCACAATTATTTTTACCACCTGAATTTAAATCAGCATTAGAACTAAAAATAGATAAGAAAAATCCAATTGAAGGACATGCAATAAAATATCTTAAAGAAAGAGGTATAACTAAAAAACATATCATTAGATATAACATTGGATTTTGTCAAAAAGGATTATATGCAGGTAGAGTTATTATTCCATCATATGATAGTAGAAATCAATTAAATTATTTTATAGCAAGAAGTATATTTCCTGATGAGAAACAAAAATACAAAAATCCTCCTGTTTCTAAAGATGTTATAGTATTTTCTAATCAAATTGACTGGAAACAACCTATCACTTTATGTGAGGGAGTATTTGATGCAATTGCTTTGAAAAGAAATGCTATTCCATTATTAGGTAAATTTGTTCAAAAAACCTTAATGGGTGCTATTAAAAATACTAACCCAGATGTGTATATTTGTTTAGATTCGGATGCACAAGAAGATGCAATGGTATTATATAACAAAATAAAACCATATGTAAAGTCGGTGAAAAACATTAAGTTAGATGGTAAGGATGCGGGTGAAAATAGTTTCCAAAATATTTTGAAATATCAGAAAAATTCCGTAACTTTAAGTTGGGAAAGCGTATTAAGAGAAAAACTATATAATATAAGTTCTTCTATATTAAAATAAACAATAAATGAATAAATTAAAAAGAATTTATCACATTGCAGACATTCACATTAGAAATCTAAAAAGACACCAGGAATATAGAGAGGTATTTGATAGATTATTTAATGACATAAAAAACAGGGGAACTGAAGATTCCCTTATTTATTTAGCGGGGGATTTGGCTCACGCAAAATTAGAAATGTCACCGGAGCTTCTTAACGAAATAAATTATTTTCTTAAGAAATGTTGTGAATTATGTCCTACCATATTAATCGCTGGTAATCATGATTGTAATTTGAATAATGCTGGTAGATTAGATGTATTGAGTCCAATTGTAGAAGCATTAGATTTACCTAATTTAACTTATTTAAGAAATACTCAAAGTTATACCTATGGGGGTGTAAGATTTGATACTTTCTCTATTTTTGATGAGAAAGAAAATTGGGTATTTGAACCATTAACATCTGATACTAAAAATATTGCATTGTTTCATGGACCTGTATTAGATGCAACTACTGATGTTGGTTATACAATTTCATCTCGTCATTTTACATCAGAAATGTTTGATGGATATGATTTAGCCCTATTAGGTGATATCCATAAAAGACAAACTATGATTTCACCTAAAGGTTGTAAAGTAGTTTATCCAGGTTCTTTGATTCAACAAAATCATGGTGAAGCATTAGATAAACATGGTTATGCTATTTGGAATATGGATGATTTATCAGTTGAATATGTAGATGTTCAAAATGATTATGGTTATTATACTTTACATGTTGAGAATGGTATAGTACCTGATGTAACTGATATGCCTCAGAAACCTCGTCTTAGAGTGTTTGTATCTAAAACCGATGCAGCAGATATTAAGAGAGTTACTACTGAAATTAAAAAGAAATATAAAGTAGATGAGTTTACTATTACTCGTACCGACACTTTAGCTCGTTTAAGGACGGGTAATAAGGATGGTAAGTTGAATGTAGGTAATGTGAACGATCCTCAATACCAAGCTGGTCTTATTAAAGATTACTTAGGTAGAAACTATATGTTGGATGATGAAACATTGGGTAAGATTGAGGACTTGAACAATAAACTAAACAAAAGATTAAATGATGATGATTTAGTTAAGAACATAGCTTGGAAACCAATTCGTTTTGAGTTTGATAATATGTTCAGTTATGGAGAAGATAATATCGTTAACTTTGAAAATATGAAAGGGTTAATGGGTGTGTTCGCTCCAAACGCAAGTGGTAAATCTTCTTTGTTTGATGCATTATCATTTTGTATATTTGATAAGAGTAGTAGAGCTTTCAAAGCAGCTAACATTCTAAACAATCGTAAAACATCATTTAATTGTAAGTTAGAGTTCGATATCAATGATGAAAGATTTTTTATTGAAAGAACCGCTAAAACAAGTAAGAAAGGTGATTCAGTTAAATGTGATGTAAACTTTTGGAAAATAGAAGGTGATGAAATTGTAAACCTAAATGGTGATGAACGTAGAGGAACTGATAAAGTAATTGAATCTTATTTAGGTAAATATGAAGATTTTGTTTTAACTGCATTATCTTTACAAGGAAACAATTCTCTATTCATTGATAAATCTCAATCAGAAAGAAAGGATTTATTAGCTCAATTTATGGGTATTAATGTCTTTGATAAGTTATATGACTTAGCAAGTGAAGATATTAAAGAAGTTCAGGTTTTATTAAGAAATTTTAAGAGAACAGATTTTACATCAGAGTTGGCAACAGCAGAAAGTAAATTAGAATTATTAAAAGATGATTACGAAGAATTTGAAATTGAGAAAGAACGTTATGAAGATAGACAAGATGAATTAAATGAACAAATAACTAATTTATCAGCTCAATTAGTTCCTATGGATGGTAATTTAGATATTAATGATTTGAATACCAAAAAACAACAATTACAAAATAGTTTAGAGGAATTAAAAGAATTAAGTATTACCAAAGCTACAACTCTTAGTGATATTGTTGCTAAGGTAGTAGAACTAAAAAAATTATTAGCTGAAAAAGAAAATCCTAATGGTGTTAATATAGAAGTTGTATATTCTAATTATCAAAAAGAACAAAAAGCATTAGTTGAAGCAACTAAAGTATATGATAATGCAAAATTACATTTAAGTTTAGCAAAAGAAAAGATTAAACATTTGGATAATCATGAATATGACCCTAATTGTAAATTTTGTTGTGATAATACTTTTGTAAAAGATGCAATGAATGCAAAAAACACATTACCTCAAATACAAGAGATAGTAAATCAAGCTATAATAGATTGTACTGGTATTCAACAAACATTGGATACTATGGAAGGTATAGAGGAACAATACAAAGAAGTAACGGAATTAAAAGCTAAAATACACAAAGGAGTACAAGCACATACAAATAAAACTTTAGAATTTAGTGGTATGGTTACTCAAAAAGAGTTATACGAAGCACAATTAACAGCAGTTGATTTAGATATTGAAAGATACTATGCCAACGAAGCAAACATTCAAAACAATGATTCTTTAGAGGAACAAATTGATATTAAGAAACAAGAATTAGCTGGAGTTAGTAAAGACCTAAGAGAGATAGCAACTAGATTATTAGAGTTAAATGGGCAGATAGTTCAAACACAATCTTACATTACATCAGTTACCGATAAGATGGCTGAAGCAAAAGATTTAGAAGAAAAGTTCCAAATCTACGAATACTATTTAGATGCAGTTAAAAGAGATGGTGTTTCATATGAATTGATTGCAAAGGCTCTACCAGTGATAGAAGGTGAGGTAAATAACATCTTACAACAAATTGTAGAGTTCGGTATCGTTTTTGATATGAGTGGTAAGAATGTGAACGCTAGGATTGTTTATGAGGATCAGCATTGGCCATTAGAAATGTGTAGTGGTATGGAAAAGTTCGTTAGTGGATTGGCAATTAGAGTTGCACTTATTAATGTATGTAACTTACCTCGTCCAAACTTTTTAGTAATTGATGAAGGATTTGGAACATTAGATAGTGATAACTTACAATCTATCTTTATGATGTTTGATTATCTTAAAACACAATTTGATTTCATTAATATCATTTCTCACTTGGATGCAATGCGAGATGTAGTAGATACATTAGTTGAAATTAAAAAAATAGATGGGTTCTCACAAATACAATATAAATAATATTTATATTAAATACTACTATGTTTAATCAAAACTTATTTGATGAATTAAAAACCAAAGGGTTTTTAGAACTTAAATTAGAAAATTTATTTCCAGATAGATTTGCAAAATTTGTAGAAATTTCTACAAAATTAAAAAAAACAAATTTTATTAATGCATGTCATACTGGGATAGATAATAATTGGTCACATAATGTACCATTTAATGAATTAGAAAAAATTAAAGAAAGAGGATTGAATAGTAATTCAATTTGGCAATTTTGGTTTTTTGATGGAAATTTAAATTTATACATTTCACATGAAGATATTATATTTTTAAAAAAATTAATTACTGATATTCGTGATATTATTTATCCATTAGATGTTTTAAACGCCGATGGTAGAAACGATGGTAATATAGAATTAACACTATATAATAAAGGTTGTTTTGTAGGTCCACATGAGGATGGTAATGGTGGAGATAAATTATGTAATCTTTTAATTTATTTAAATGAAGATTATGAAGAAGGATTTGGTGGAGAAATTGTAATAAATGATAATATAATAAAACCATTATTAGGAAATATAGTAGTATTAGATTTCTTATATGTAAATCCAACACATTCTGTTAACACAATAGTAAAAGATGGGTTTAATAGATTTGCATTAATCACACCATTCTTTAAAAATGAATATTTATAAAAAAGAATATTCAATAAAATGGCCGTTGATATAAAAGTTGCTCCGGATGAGAAATTAGAATTAGTACAAACATACGTTACAGATACTAATCCAAATTCAGATTACTTTGTTATAAGTGAACTACCTGATACATTTTCAGGTGGTAAAAATGCATTCTTAATAGCAGGTTCAGATAAATTATTAAGCAACACAGAAATAAAAATTCAAGTTAGAGATGCAGCAGGTAACGTTTGTTATATAGAGTTTTCAAATGGTTTACCAACTGAGTATTATGAAGGAAATTCTAAAGTAGTAGCAGTATATGTATACCCTACTTTAACTGCATTTGGTCCAGCAACAATTACAATATTAGGTCAATTAAAAGATACGCCTCCTGAATGGAATGGGTTATATAGTGTAAAATGGCAAAGACAGGTTAATATAAATCCTGCATTAGCTAACACAACAAGAGTAAGATTATACAAAAGACCTGCGGTTTCAATTAAAGAATTATTACAACCACTTTATTCAATTGTAAGTGGAAGTAAAGTAGCATCATTAGTTACTCAATCATTTGCATCAATTACGGTAAATCAATTAGAAACATTTGCTGGTGATGTAAAAAGAGTAAAGGTATATAGAACATCGGCGGGTGATATATCTGATTATGAATTAATACAAGATATTTCAATAGAAGCTAAAAATCTTTTAACTACATATGCGTTGAGTGGTAGTGTAGTAGGAAATGCGGGTTTATTTGGTCCTGATAGTTTAAGTAAAGTTTGGAATACCGGTTCTTTATATGCAACATTAAATTCGACATATGTAACAGATGGGTTAGAATTAACAGGTAGTGGATATTTTAAATATACATCATCATTAAATTTATTAAGTTCAAATACATATGAATTAGAATTAGATACATTTTATACAGGTTCAACTGCTACAAATTTAGTAGCATATATTAGTGGTACTCAAAATGGAGTAATTCCAATTACTACATTTAGTGGTTCAACTCCAACTAAAAACTTTGGAACAACTACAATACCATTTACAATTCCAAATGATGAACCAACGGCAAGTTTATATCTTTCACAATCAAGTGGAATTAACCAATGGCATGTTGGAAACATATCATTAAACCTTTCACAAGATACAGCATTTTCACCAAACGAAGTTAGTTTTATTACATCAATGCCGACAGTATTGGGTAACGAAACATTTAATTTTAAATTTGAATTATATGATGTAAACAATAATTATGTACCAGTTGCAGTGACAGCAAGTGCATTATTTAACGGTGGTAATAACAATATTGGTGGAACATTATTAATAGTTAGTTCATCAACATCAGCATCAAATGCATATACATCAGCATCTATATTAGCATTATCACAATCGGTAAGTGGAACAATTGGTATAGTAACTGGTAGTGTATCATTTGTAAGTACATCGGTTTCATCATCATTATCACAATCGTTTGGTGCAACTGCAGCAGCTAGTGCAAGTTTACAAAGTTCATCTTTATATATTAGTGCATCGGTTAGCGGCACTATTTCAAATGTTTCTCAAAGTGCAAGTTCATCATTATCATTAGTTTCTCAAAGTGTTAGTAAAAGTATTGCATCTATAAGTGCATCGGCTGCAAGTGCATCTAATTTTAACTATGCATATACAACGTATTTAGATGGAAATATTTTTACAGATTCAACCGGTAAATTAATTAAAACGCCGGCGACATCATCTACTCAAAATGGATTATATACAGGACAACAATACTTAGGATTTTATAGTGGAAGTAGTTGGAAAACCTATATGGCTAACAATGGTAATTTCTATTTAACATCATCGGTAGCAGGTGGTGGTTTTATGGCATGGAATGCAGCTGCAGCAAATTTGGCAATAGCAGGAAATATAACAATATTAGGTGGAGATGCAGCAACAACTGCATCAGTAACTACTGCTGTAAATAATGGTACTGCCTCATTAAGTCAATCATTAGCACCAAATATATTTACAGATTCAAATGGTAAAATTGTAAGACCTCCAACAAATCCTGCTTCAAATTATGGTTTATTTTTAGCGAGTGATCATTTAGGATTTTATAGTGCAAGTGCAACCGATGGTGGGACTTGGAAAACTTATATGGATAATAGCGGAAAATTTTATTTGACAGGTTCTGCTTCAAACTATCTTAAATGGGATGGCAGTGTATTAACAATAGCTGGTGCAATTAATATTGTTGGTGGACAAGCAGCAACTGATATTGCAAACGCAGCATCATCTGGTTCAAATGCATTATCATATGCAGTTGCAAATAATGCAACTGCATCTGCAGCAGCCGCATCACAAGCAGCAACTGCAGCATCAACGGCAGCAAACTACGCACTTATAAATGCAAATACATCATCGATATCTGCAGCAGCTACAGCAGCTGGTTTTGCACTTATAAATGCAAATACTGCATCTATATTTACAGACTCAACCGGAAAAATAAATAAAACACCTGCAACCGGTTCACAAACTGGATTATTTTTAGGTGATTCATATTTGGGTTATTACAATGGTAGTAATTGGAAAACCTATATGCAAAATAATGGTAATTTTTATTTAAGTGGAACAAATGGATATTTAAGTTGGAATGCAGGAGCAGATACATTAGGAATTAAAGGTGATATTATTGCAACAAATATTACCGCAACAACAACGGGAAATATAGCGGGTTGGAATATAGATGGTAGTAGATTTTACAAATCAGTAACTAACGTTGGATTACTTGAAATTAAATCTTCTGATAATACAATTTCAATGTATGATACTGCTAATAATTTAAAATTACAAATAAATCCGACTAATACTCAACCTACTATAACAATACCAAGTAATACAACAACAATTGGTGCAGTTCAAGGAACATTCAAAATTCCACCTGGCGTATATACAAATAGTCAATATTATTCTGAAACAGTTGCATCATTTACATTAACGGGTGCATTAAATGAAGTATTCGTAGATGATATAGGTCCTAAATTTTATGATAGTGCACTTAGTGCAGCAGATAATGCAATGAATTACTTTGGTAACTATTGGAGATACTTAAAAGTACAAGGTGTTAAATATTATTTGTATTTACAATTAATAAATCAATCAACAGGACAAGCAAGACAATATACTATTGCATATATTCAATGTGATTTACCATATAATCCAGCAGATGGTGCATCAAATTATAAAAATGGTTCTTTAACTACATCACCTGCACTATTTTCAAATTTAGCAGCTGGAAATTATACATTAGGATTAATACATTATGCGGAAGCTACTCAAATAGCTAATCCATATGTACCATCTTCTCCAGGTGATGGTATAACAGTTTATCCATGGACATCTACTCAAAATGGTGTTCTTAATGTAACGTATGGTTCATCAAACGCATATTCTGTATTAAACGCGGGTGGATTATCTTTGTATCAAGGTTCTCAGAATTATGTAAAAGCAGTTTCACCGGGAAGTGGTACGGATGCATATTTTACAGTTAAAGGAAGAACTAGTTTTATAAATTCAGTAACCATCGGTGGTACATTGAATGCAAACTTTAAACAATTCCAAATTACACATCCATTAGATAAAAATAAATGGTTATTTCACTCAGCAATAGAAGCACCAAGAGCGGATTTGATTTATAGAGGAACAATTGAATTATTAAATGGAAGTGGTAGTGTTAATATAGATAGTCAATCTAAAATGATGGATGGTACTTTTGTTGCATTAACAAAAAATAGACAATTATTTTTACAAAACAATGTTAGTTTTGATAAAGTAATTGGAACAATAGATGGTGCAATTGTAAATGTAATTTGTGAAAATAAAAATTCAAATGATAAAATTGGTTGGATGGTAGTAGCAGAAAGAAATGATACTGAAATTTTAGCATCTAAATTATATAATACAAGTGGTAGCTATATACCAGAACGATATAAAGATTCTGTTTTTACAGAAAATTATACAATTGATAGTGGTTCAATTTAAAATAAAATAAATGTTTGATTTATTAGTTACAACCGGAGCAGGTAATGTTCCGATGGGTGGAAGTGATATATGGGTAAATAATTTTTTAGAAAATGTAGTACCATTTTTAAATTACGATACTGTATTATTAATTGATGGTAGAATGCCTAATGGATTTGATCCTGATTCTATTCCGTGTCAATTTTGTTTTTCAAAAGAACAACCTCTATTAGTAGAACCGCTTTTAAGAAATTGTAGAAGAATACATTTTTTACATAACAATTATTATCGTAGAGATGAATTATGGGAATATAAACATAAATTTCATACAATATTTTGTCACGCTTACATCAAAGAAATTATAAACACTAATGTAGATTTAGGATTAGATAGAGTATACTTACCTACTACAATGGATTTACAATGGGAACAGGATGTAATGAATCAATGTAAACAAATTGTTTGGATTGGGTGTAATGATGGTTTGGTACAAAAAGATTTTAAAAATAAAACAATACAAATACCAAATTATTATGAGTTTCAAATCCGTAATGAATATAATTGGAATACAGATAAAATAGGATATGCAGCACGTAGTGAGACAAGAAAGTGTTTTCATTTTTTAGATAAACATAAAGGATACGTTTGTACAGACTGGATGGGATATGAAAATTTAAAAGAAGGATTAAATTTAGATTTGAAAAAGGTAAGATTTTATCCATATAATTTGGATAATCACAAAAATTTCTTTAACTTAGACTTTACGATATTTCACGGTTGTTATGTAAACGAACCTTTTGGTTATTCTATATTTAACGCAGTAGATTATGGTAAGCTTCCAATACTAAACAAATATTGGATGCCAAGAATACCATACAAATATAGAGCATCAACAAAAGAAGAATTTAATAAAATGTATGAAATAATGTGTAATGATTTTGAAGTTGAAAGACAATATCAATTCAAACTATTAAAAGAAGCATTATCTATATATGATAATAAAAATGAATGGATAATGAAAATAGTTAATCTGTTAAATAAATGAAAAAAAAATTATTAGTTGTAGGATGTTCATATTCCGCAAAAGCAAAACATAATGAATATATTGTATGGTCGGATTTTTTAGAACAGGATTTAGATATAGAAATAGATAATTTTGCAGAACATGGAGCTAGTAATATTTTAATACGAAGAATATTACAAACAAAATTAGCAGAAAAAAAATATGATTATGTAATTGTTCAATGGAGTACAATTGATAGATGGGATTATCCTAAAACAACATATCCAACGTACCACCCATTTGGTTCAGATACATCGGCATCAGGATATAAAGATGCTTTTTATATGCACTATTATAATAGTTATGGAGCAATTATGGATACATTAGATAATATTATTTTAGCACAATATATGTTAGAAAAATACAATACACCATATACAATGATTTCAATGGGTAATTTATTTGAAATGGAAGCTTCAATAGAAGCAATTAAAATATTATTAACCAATAAAGGAGATTATACTACAATTAAAACTAATAATATTTTAAATAATACACCCAATAATTCAGATTATGATAATATTAGTTCAGTATTAAAACTTATAGATTTTTCTAAATTTAATTTTACAACAATTCCAAATAATTATTTTGGTGGAGGAATGATTGAATTTTTATTAGAAAAAGGAGATGCACCACAATTTAAATTTCATTATAATACTGAACAACATAAAATTTTTTCGGATGAATTTATAAAACCAATTTTACAAAAAATATAATATAAAAATGGAAGAAAATAAATTATATATAATAACCGGTGGGGATTCGTTTAGTACGAATACACAAAATATGGATAATATGCATTCATTGAGAGCATTATTAACATCAACAAATATAAACTATTTTAATCATTTAGAATATGATTATAGATCAAATGGAATTAATGCAGAATTTTTTAATTTAGGTTACCCATCGGCAGGAAATCATTATATTTTAGATACCGTAAAAGATAAAGTTAATGAATTATTATCAAATGGAATTGAAGCAAAGAATATTATAGTTTTTACTCAATTTACATATTTTATGAGAAATTTAGAATCATTAGATACTGAAAAAATTATAAAAAAAGAACATATTGCAGATTATTATCAATTACACCAAATAAATTATTCAAAAGATGAAATATATAATATTGTATATAAACATTTAACTGATATACTTGATTTTGGTAAATGGTTAGATGAGAAAAAAGATATTAAATTCAAATTCTTTTTTCCACATGATGTATTTAATGTTAAAAATAATATATTACAATTATTATTAAATAGAAATGAAAAAATAAAACAAAAAATATTAGAATTAAAACCATATTTTTTGTATAATGATCCAAATACATTAGCGGGAATATACGAAAATTATATCAAAAGTAATCATGATAATATATGGTCAGCATATGTATCTAATACCGATTTACATTATAATTCAATTGTATATTATTATTGGTATATAGAAAAAATAAAACCATTTATATTTCCACAAGAAAATGTTAAACATATAATAGAAGAAGAAGAATTAGAACAACAAAAAGAAGAACTTAAAAGAATTTTTTTAAAAAAATTATAAATGATAACAAATAAAGATTACATTAAAGAATTTATTTCTAATAATCAAGAAATAGATGATTACGGAGACCAGGTTTTATTAAGTGTTCCATATCGATGGTCACACGGTGCTACAGATGACCATTTAGGTGACGGTTTAATTATATATTCACTTATTCAATATATGAGAGCAAAGGTATGTGTTTGTTTAGGAAGTGGTGGCGGATTTATACCAAGAATTATGACACAGGCTAGATATGATTTATGGAATCAAAATATATTTGAAGGTAATGGTGATTTTAATCATGGTGATATTGGATGTACTTATATTGTAGATGCTGCAAATGGAATCGGTGGTAATGTAAATTGGTTAAAAGAAGAATCATTCTTTAGAAGAACATTTTGGCCTAGAATTATAAACGATACAACCGCAAATGCATTTCATAATTACTTTGTATTGAATGATATTAAGATAGATTATTTACATATTGATGCAGGGCATAGTTATGAAAATGTAAAAGAAGATTTTGATTTATACTCTCAATTGATGAGTGAAAATGGAATCATTTCTATACATGATACTGACCCTAATTATGCAGATAAATACATAGTGACAAATGAAGTTAAAGATAGGGGTGATTTTGATGATTGGAATGGACCAATTCAATTAGCAAAAGAAATAGATACTACAAAATGGGAGGTATTTAATTTATTTAATTTTGGTATATTAAAAAATAAACCAGCATCAACTGGATTAACATTGGTAAGAAAAAAATGATAAGATTAGTTACAGTAACAGGTAGTAGAACAAACACATTAAAACATATGTTAAATCACTATAAAAATATGGTGGATGAAATGTATGTTGTTGTATATGAATGGGATGGATTTAGTACATATGATGAAGTAGAAAAAATTGTAAAAGAATTTCCAACTGCACAAATTATAAAAAGAACAACTAAAGAAAAGTTTAATTGGGAATATGTAACTTACTTATATAATCAAACTAAAATGTTATTTCCTAACGATTGGTGGATTATTTCGGATGATGATGAATTTCAAGTGTATTCAAAAGTAATTTCAGATATTATAAAAATATGTGATGAAAGTGGATATGAATTTGTAACCGGCGGATTTGTAGATAGAATAGGTAAGAACGGTACATTTGCTGAAATAAAAGAAGATTCTAATCTATGGGAGTTATTTCCAATGGTGGGATTTTTTAGATATCCTTTAAGTGGAGCATGTCCTAATAAAGTAACGATGTGTAAAGGATATATAGAACTTACTCCTGGTCAACATTATGCAAAAATAGATGGACAAACCACTTGGAAATGGCAAGGATGGAATCATCCACTAAGATTTCCAACAACTCAAAACTTTACACAAGTACATCATTTTAAATGGGATAGTACAGTCTTAGATAGATTACAGGATGTTGCAAATGTTGGGCAAGTATATTCTTACTCAAAAGAATATCAAGAAATGTACGATGCTATAAAACTAAATAATTTTAAAATTGATATTTATGATGAGAGATTTTTAATGGAAGAAGTTAAAACACCAACATATTGGTCATACAAAAATTGGAACAAACTTTCTAAAATAATACTCTCCATTTAATTTGGTTTTTTAAATAAAATTTGTTACATTTAAGTATGGTTAATCATAAATTAGCAATCATTGTACCATATAGAGATAGACGTGATCATTTAGATACGTTTATTCCACATATGAAGGAATTTCTTAAAGATAAAGGAATTGCTTACAAAATATTTGTCATTGAACAATCTGATGATAAACCTTTTAATTATGGAAAACTTTGTAATGCAGCATTTAGTTTAATAAAAGATGATTTTGATTATTTTTGTTTTCATGATGTAGACCAATTACCAATTAATGATAGTTGTGATTATTCATATAAAGAATATCCAGTACATTTAGCAACTAGAGCTTCTGCACATAATGATAGATTACCTTACTTACAATATTTTGGTGGTGCAGTTATTTTTACTAAAGAAGATTTTGAAAAAATTAATGGTTATTCAAATGAATACTATGGATGGGGATATGGTGATATAGATTTAATATTTAGATGTTCTCAAAAAGAATTAGATGTAGATTATGTGTATGCATATCCAAAAGTAAATAGTGAATATGAAATTGGTGAAATGGAAGAAACGGATTCATTAAAATCAGAAAAAATACATTCAATAAAATTTGATGGAGAAACATTTTTAGAAATTAAACCAAACAAATTTTTAAAAAGTTTAACATCAGATAGTTTTACCGTTTCAATGTGGATTAAACCAGAAGATAATTTATTGAAACAACAATACATTTTAAGTTGGCCGGGATTTAATTCAGGTGTATCATTAAATTTAGATAATCAATTAATTTTCAATTTTTGGAACTCACAAAAAATTTATTATTACAATTATAAAAAAATTAAACCAAACGAATGGAATCATTTAATTGTTAATGTAAACTTCGATGATAATAAATTAAAAATGTGGTTAAATGGAATTGAATTACAACCAAACAAAGATGCATCGGTTAATTTTAAAACACCATTATTTGATTATTCGGAATCAAACATTTATATAGGATGTGGTTCAATTAATAAAGAATTTTATACAGGTGAATTAAGTAATCTTTATATGTTTGATTATACTTTAACACCAGGTGAAATAGAAAAATTATATTTGAATGGATTATATTTAAACAAATTTTTACAAACAAAATTTGAACCTGTGGTAAGATATGAATTTGATAACTTTTATAAACAATATTTTATAGATAAAAGCAAAACCCATAATCACGCTAAAGTATTTGGAAAAGCAGGAACAGATTATTTAAAATTAGTATCAGAAGTAACAATAGAAAAAGTATCAGAAATTCCAATACCACATAGAGTAGCAGGTGAATATCAATCATTAGAGCACGATGGTGATTTAGATATCAAAGATAAGTTTAATGGATTTGATCCTGATACATTAGAAAATAAAAAGATTTTCTTTGATGATATATTTTCAAAAAGATTTTCTACGGATAAAATAGGATTGAGTTCTCTTAAATTTAAATTAATTGAAAATGAAGAATTTGATAATAAAACAAATTGGATTAAAGTAATATTATAAAATAAAGTATATGGCAAAAGAAGTAAAAACCGATAACTTAAGTATCGAAGAAAGAACAGTTTTGGCTTTAGAAAGACAAGCAAAAGCATATGAAAGAATGGCTGGTGCACAAGAAGACTTAGCTGATTGGTTTCATGGATTCGATAGAAAGACTTGGACTGAAAAGTTAGAGTGGTACTTACATGAGTTCTATCAAATTATGAAAACTAAGCAAGTAGGTGGTTCTATATCTAGACCTGATAGAGGTTATGAGAGAGAAGCAGATGAGCAAAAATAAAAAACTAGCAGTTGTAGTTCCTTATAGAGATAGGAAATCACATTTAGATATTTTCATAGAATATATGGAAACCTATTTAAATGAATATGATTATTCTATTTACATCATCGAACAAAATGATGACAGACCTTTTAATAGAGGTAAACTTCTTAACATTGGTGCAAAGGTAGCAATGAAAGAGGGATGTGATTATTTTGCGTTTCATGATGTTGATATGTTACCACAACCTGGTGTTGATTATTCCTTTGCAGATGTTCCTACACATTTATCTACCGAATTAGATGGTGATGTTCCATTTTTAGATTACTTTGGTGGAGTTACATTATTTAACGTACAGGATTTTAAAATCATTAACGGATATTCAAATGAGTATTGGGGTTGGGGATTTGAAGATGATGACCTATTATATAGATGTATTGGTAAAGGATTATCATTAGAAACTAAAAAGATAGGATTACCAGAAAAAGAATTTTTAATTAACTATTTTAAATTTAATGGTTCATCATCTTACATTAGAATACCATACAAAAATATGAGTTCGGTATTTAGTGGTGATTTTACTATTTCAATGAAAATAAAACCGGAAGATTGTAAAATAAATCAAAACGTAGAGTTTGATGAATATTATGCAGTATCAATTCCAGGTAGAAATACAGGTATATCATACACATCATTTAAAAGATATAAATCAGAAATTTGGGATAAGGAAGGCAATTCAAACTCAATTCAATCAGATATATTAGGAGAAGTTTGGTCACATTTAGTTATGGTTAAAGTTGATGATAAATTATCATTTTACCTTAATGGTGAATTAATTGAAGAAAAGGAAATTGGATTGGAAATATTTAATTACACTACCGATTATTTTTATATTGGTGTAGGTAATCCAAATGAAGAAATAAATAAATTTTATTTTAAAGGATTAATTTCAGAATTTGCAGTTTGGAACATTGGATTAGATGATAACAATGTAAAGGAAATATATGAAAACTCGTATTATAAATCAATTCTAAATGATTATAGAAGATATAATAAATCTAAATATTTAAAATGTTATTATGATTTTAAAAACTTTAGAGATAATGTAATTCAGGATTTGAGTGGTAATAAAAATAATGGTTTTATTTATAACTGTGAAGATGGTTATTTGATTAATAAATTTGAAACTGAAATTGTAGTTCCAACAAGAAGAGATGGAAAATTCAAAACACTTAAACATAAATCAAATTCAACAATTGGTAATAGTTGGGTTCATTATGAAACAAGAAAAAACCAAAAGAGATTTTATAATGAAATGAAAGGAAACATTGTAGATTTGAATATAGATGGGTTAAATAGTTGTAGATATAAATTAATAGATGAAGAACAACTTACTAACAAAACTAAATTAATTAAAGTAGAATTATAATGCACAAATTAGGAGTATGTGTACCATATAGAAATAGAGAAGCTCATTTAAAAGAGTTTTCACCAAGAGTTCATAAATTCTTAAAGGAGCAAGGTATTGAACATAAAATTTATTTTGCACATCAATGTGATGATAAATTGTTCAATAGAGGTAAAATGAAAAACATTGCAGCAAAACACGCATTTGATGATGGGTGTGATTATATTGTATGGCACGATATAGATATGGTACCAGAAGATGAGTCTTGTGATTATAGCTTCAATCCTGAGAACCCTAAACATTTAGCTGTAAGAATATCTCAAACAGATTATAACCTCAAATATGAGGAGTATTTTGGTGGTGCAGTACTATTCACAAAAGAACAAGTTGAAGCAACTAATGGTTATTCAAATGATTATTGGGATTGGGGTATGGAAGATGATGATTTATTTTGGAGATGTGTATTGACAGGAAACGCAGAACAACATTATTTATCAGAACAATTTAAAAATCAAAAATATGGTTATTTCAATGGTAAAGATAGTTTTGTAAAAATTGAACCTAGTAGGAGTATTAGAAATCTTTGTTCACGTTCTCATTCAGTTTCAATGTTAGTTAGAGCACATCAACAAGAAGAAAAAGTTCCTATTTATTTAATTGGTGATGAAGATAGAAGATTTTGTGAATATCCAATACTTCGTAGACCAGGACATGATTGGGGTATATCTTATAACAATAGTAGAGCATTTACTACAATGTTATGGAACAACGAAAGAAACTTTTTATACCTTTGGGCAAAAAGATACGAACAACAATGGACATGGGTTACATTGACGGTAGATGATGATAATAAAGAAATTTCACTTTATATCAATGGAAAAAAGAGCGATGCCAGATTTGGTACAGGATTATCCTCTCCGTTGATTTACGAGGGGTTTTTAAAGAGGTATGGTACTGAAGCTTACTATTTAGGTACAACAACTTCGGTAGGTGAAAATGAGGTTAATAAGTGGTTTAAAGGTGATATTGCAAAAGTAATGATGTGGGATAGATGTTTAGACGAAGATGAAATTTTGGATTTTCCTAACGATGCAGTATTAGAATATGATTTTGAAAACATAACGGATAATATTTTAGAAGATTTGAGTGGTAATGAAAATAATGGTATAATTCATAATGTTGAAATTAAAGAAGAAGATATTTTGAAAGTTCACAATACTATCTTACCTTTCCGTAGAGATGGTAAGTTTGAATGTTTACCACATCAAACGGAAGGATTGATTAGTGTAGGTGGTGTAGATAAATGGGCAAAGGGTGAAACAACTGCAAGAAATGAAAGAAGATATATTTTAGAAATGCAGCAGGGTAAGTATAATTGGAAAAATGATGGAATGAATAGTTTAGAATATGAACTAATATCAGTAGATGATATTGGTAACAATTCTGTAATAATAAATTGTAAAGCATAATGGGACAGTACGAAAAATTTGAAAAGGTAAGAAGACAACTAAATGATGTAGGTGCAGGATTTTGTTTAGCAAAATGGATGCAGGTAACATTACATTTACATATTGGACATAACCATAGTTGTCACCATCCACAAACACATAAAATATCAACTACGGAAATCGATAGAGATCCTTCGGCTCTACATAATACTCGTTACAAAAAAGAACGTAGGAGAGAAATGCTAGAAGGAAAGAAACCAACTGAATGTGATTATTGTTGGGGTGTTGAGGATAATTCAAACCAATTTAGTGATAGACATTTTAAAAGTGCTGAACCATGGGCTTATCCACATTTAGATAAGATTAAAGATATGCATTGGAGAGATAATATCAATCCATCTTATGTAGAAGTTTCATTTAGTAATGCTTGTAATTTTAAATGTTCATATTGTGCACCACCATTTAGTTCAAAATGGATGGACGAAATAGAACAATATGGTGCATATCCAACATCTGATAAATTTAATGGATTAGACCATTTTAAACATAGTGGTAGGATACCGATTCCACAAAACGAACATAATCCATATGTAGAAGCATTTTGGGAATGGTGGCCGGAGTTATACCAAGATTTACATACATTTAGAATTACAGGTGGAGAACCTATGATGCATAAAGATACTATGAAAGTATTAGATTATATTATTGATTCACCAAATCCTAATAGAAATTTATGTTTAAGTATTAATTCTAATTTAGGAGTACCTGAAAGTTTATATCAAAAATTCAGAGAAAAATTTAAAATTATTTCTGAAAGAGAATTAGTTAAAGAATTAATTATTTTTACAAGTTGTGATGGCTATGGTGAGCAAGCTGAATATATTAGAAATGGAATGGTGTATAATCAATTGATGGATAGAATAGATGATTTATTATTTTATATTCCAAGATTAACAATTGATATTATGAGTACCTATAATATCTTATCAGTACCTTCATACAAAAAATTAATAAATGATGTGTATGATTTAAAAGCAAAACATACTAACGCAATTAGATATTACAAACAACCACTTTTATTAGATGCATCATATCTTCGTTTTCCAAATCATCAATCTATTACATTATTAGACCAAAAAGAATGGGAAAGTGAGTTTTTTGAACAAGCACAACTTATGGATTTTTATGATTTAACTAGAACTGACCAAAATACATTTGGTTATAGTGATGTAGAAGTAGTTAAGATTAGAAGAATATATGATTATTTTATGGGTGATGTAGATGAATATGCAAGAGAACATCATAGAAAAGATTTTTATAAATTCTTTAGTGAACATGATAAACGTAGAGGAACAGATTTTTGTAAAACATATCCTGAATTAGCAGATTTTTATCACAAATGTAAAGAAATTAGATAATGACAAACGAATTAATAGAATTTAAAGATAATTTTTTAGTAAACTTTTTTGAAGAAACAAGATATAATACATCCAAAAAACCAGGATTATTAAAGAATTTATTTCAAAATGATTTAACGGTATATGCTCGTTTTAAAATGAGTAATATGAAAAAAGAACGTACTGCAATTTTTGCTAAGCAAGGTTGTCATAGTGGTGCTTATTTTGAAAATCAAGATGGTAATATGAAATTTCGTTGTACAATTTTTACAGCGGAACCTGATAGTGGTAATTATTCTGACCATTTTCAAATGATAGAATATTACCCAAAGGAAGAAGAATTATTTAATGAACACTATGTAATATATCAGTTAGACCATACAAATAAATTATTAAAAACTTGTTTTGATGGTGAATGGAAAGAAATGAAATGGGAAGGTGAAGTATGTGATTATACAAATGTTCCTTTTTGGGTAGGGGCAGGTGGTCCTTGGTATGATGACCCTTCATTTCATTGGATGTTTGAAGGATACTTTTATGATTTTTCTATATTTAATAATGTACTTAGTGAAGATGATTGTAATTTAATTATTGATAATAAAGAAAATTATTTAGATAATATAGAATTAAAAGATAAATGTGTTACATCATTAGATTTTACAAAATGGAATCGTTTTAAAGTATGGGATAAAACAGGTAATGGTAATTTTGGTTTTATTGATGAATGGCATTTTATAAATGTACAAGAAAGATTAAATGAATTATTAGCTGGGAATAAATTAAAAAGTTCAACTATTGCAAATATTAAGCAAACATTGATTTAAATTGTTATGGAAAAAAGAATTGACATTTTTGGATGTTCATTTAGTTGTGACCCAATGGGAAATCCTTGGATTGGATGGCCCTATTATTTAAATGAATATGAACCTAACATTAAAAATTTTAATTGGGCAAAATCAGGAATTGGTAATACCGAATTAAAAGATAATATTATAACATATATTGAAGAAATGGAAGGACGTAACGGTAGTACTGATTTATTATTAATACAATGGTCAGCATTTAGTAGATGTTACGGAACATCATTTGATGAAGTAATAAAACATCATGGTAAACAATTAGAAAAATATTATTTAAAAGATTGGGAACATAGTGATGGTAAACGTCCTGGTGAAATTCATTTAGATAATTTAAGTTACGAAATAACAAAAAATAATTTAGAATCAATTTTAGAATTACAAACTTATTTACAAAATAAAAATATAGATTATAAAATGTGGTTTGGATGGCAGCAAGTTTATCCAGAACAAATTGAACAATTTGGACTAACAGAATTATTAAATAAAATAAAAGAAGATAAAAATTTAATTTTATTTAAACAAAATGAATGTTATGATTATGAATTAGAAGAATATGGATTATTAAGTAAATCACATTATGCATTAACTCTTAAAAAATTATTCGGATTAGATAAAGGTAATTATTTTCATCCTGCAACTGAGTGGGGTGGAATGACAGAATTTATAAGAATGGAATTAGAAGATGGAAAATATGTTTCAAAAAATGATATGCATCCATCTACAAAAGCACAAAAATATTTCTTCGAACAAATTATTAAAAATATTATTAAAGAAAAATTCAATATATGAAAATTTTAATCACAGGTGGAGCAGGTTATTTAGGTTCAGTAATAACTAAAAAAATGTTAGATGCAGGACATGAAGTAACTGTATTAGATAATTTATCATTTAAACAATTATCACCATTACAATTTACATCAAATCCAAATTATAATTTTATTTATGGTGATGTTAGAAATGAAAGATTATTAGAACATTTGGTGGGTATAAATGATGTAATAATTCCATTGGCAGCAATTGTAGGATTTCCAGCGTGTAAAGCAGATCCTAAATTAGCATGGGAAGTAAATTTTAATCAAATAGAAACTATATTAAAATCAATTACTGATACTCATATGATTTTATATCCAAATACAAATAGTGGATATGGTATTGGTGAAGGACAAACGGAATGCAACGAAAGCTCTCCATTAAATCCAATTTCAGTTTATGGTGAAAGCAAATGTGCAGCTGAAAAATTGTTATTAGAAAGTAGTTCTGCTATTTGTTTCCGTTTAGCAACTGTGTTTGGAACCTCATCCAGAATGAGAACTGATTTATTAGTTAATGAGTTTGTTTATAAAGCAATGACAGATAAATACATTACTGTATTTGAAAAGAATTTTAAAAGAAATTTTATCCATATTCAAGATGTAGCAAATGTATTTTTGTTTGCTATGGATAGATATGAAACTATGAAACATCAAGTATATAATGTAGGATTAAGTAACGCTAATTTAAATAAACAAGAATTATTAGAAAAAATACAAGAATATATTCCTGATTTTGCAATTAGTTATTCTGATTTTTACGAAGACCCGGATAAAAGAGATTATATTGTTTCAAATTCAAAAATAGAAGGTATTGGTTGGAAACCGGAATATAGTTTAGATGATGGTATTAAAGAATTGATGAAAACATATCAGGTCTTAATTCCAAAAATGACATCTGAATTTAGAAACGGATTTCCATTAGGTTACGCACAAACATTTTAACATGGCAGGATTTGTATTTGCAAAAAAATGGGATGAAACATATCAAGAGTATAGAGATAGAGCAATAAATCCAATTTCTCCATCATTTTGTGGAGCTAAATGGTATAATGCTACTATATGGTTAAATATGGGACAAACCACATCTTGTCATCATCCACAACCACATAAGATTCCACTAAGAGAATTAGAACGTTCACCTAAAGCATTGCATAATACTCAATATAAAAAATTGGTTAGAAAAGAAATGTTAGAAGGAGTTAGACCTAAAGAATGTGAGTATTGTTGGAAGATTGAAGATTTAGGACCTGATAAAGTAAGTGATAGAGTTTATAAATCAGTTATTTATTCAGATGAAGAATTGGTTAGTGCACAGAAAAATTATAGTTGGAATAAAGATGTTGACTTAAAAACATTAGAAATTAGTTTTGATGCTAATTGTAACTTTGCTTGCTCATATTGTAATTCATCATTCAGTACAACCTGGCAATCCGATATTAAAACAAATGGTGCATACCAAAATTTAATTACTGATGGTGGTGGTGCATTTCAACACGCTGGAGATGATGCAATGATATATGGTAAAGACCAAATTGATAATCCATATTTAGAAGCATTTTGGAAATGGTGGGAAGGTGATTTACAAACATCATTAAGAGAATTAAGAGTAACAGGTGGTGAACCTACTATGAGTAAAGGGTTTTGGAAGTTAATGGATTGGTGGACAAATAATAAACAATGTGATGTAAACTTCGCAGTTAATTCAAATTTAGGACAAAGTAAATTATTAGTAGATAGATTAATTAATGCAACTCATAATTTTAAACATTTTTCATTATACACAAGTTGTGAATCAATTGGAGAGCACGCTGAATATATTAGAGATGGTTTAAAGTGGGAAGTATGGAAAGAAAATGCAGAAAGAATGATTAGGGATGGTAATTTAAAAACATTTAATGTAATGATGACAATTAATGCATTATGTTTATTTAGTATTACTGATTGTTTAGAATTTATACATGGATTAAGAAATAAATACAAAGATAAAACAGATGTATTAATTACTTTAAATATATTAAGATTTCCATCTTTTCAATCAGCAACTACTTTACCTGAAAATATTAAATTAGAAAGAGCACAACATTTGCAAAATTGGGCAGAAAATTTAATTAAAGAAAATAAAGAAAATAATTTATATACCGAAGATGCATTGTGGGGATTAGTAAATCAAATTTATAGATTATGTGAATATCTTAGAGAAGTTACACAAGGACATAGATTTGCAAGTGATTTGGAAAGTAGAGAAAAGGATTTTAAATCATTCTATTCTCAATATGATATTCGTAGAAATAAAAACTTTGTAGAAACATTTCCTGAATTAACAGACTGGTATAATTCAATTGAAGCAACTAAATTAGAACAAGTAATTGAAATACAACAGGCGGCAGATAATGGTGTATATACAAAAGAATATATGGAAAAGGCATTAGAGGATAGTGTTGTAAATAATAAATTAGAAAACGAAATATTAGAATATTTAGAACCAAAAAAATTAATATAATGAATAATAAATGGGATGCGTTCAAAGTAACTCCATCAAAAAAATTTGGAATGGAAGTTCCAATTTTTACACCTTCAATTTATAGAGAATATAGAGGTGAAATATTTACAACCTTTCATTCGGAAGAACATCCTGTAATGATAAGAATAGGTGAAGGACACTCAATACATGGTAGATTCTCAAAATCATATAAAGGTGTATTACGAGGTTTACATTATGATAATAAGACTTGGAAATTAGTTCAAGCGGCAGTTGGAGATATTTACCTAATTGTTTTGGATATGCGAAAAGAAAGTCCCACATTTGGTGAATGGGAATCTTTTATGATAACCGAAAAAGATAGAAACCAGGTATTAGTTCCACCCGGTTTTGCAAATGGACACTATGCACTTACTGATTGTATGTTTCACTATAATTTATTTTACAAAGATGGTTATGTGGATGCAGATGAGCAAGGTGTAGTTAAGTGGAATGACCCGGAATATCAAATGGAATGGCCAACAACAAATCCAATATTACAAAAAAGAGATAGATAATGAATATAGGTGCATTTTTTAGAGGAAATCCAATACCATTACAAAAAGTTTCCGACTTACTTTGGATGTTTAAAAATACAAAATACAGTGAATATTTTTATAATGATTTTAATTGGCAAATCGCATTAGAAACATTAGCCAAAACACATAATATAAATCTATGGCCAGGTATTGTACATGATGTTAATTTTTTATGGGATTGTTCTAATGATAGTGAAGTTTTAAATTTAATTGAATTAAATCCAACTAAAAAATTTTATGAATTATCACCATTAAATTTAGATCATCATAATCCAAAGAAACCAAATCATAAAAACTTACCAAATTTATTTTATTTAGTTTCAGAAATCACAGATGAAATGGATTGTATATTTGATTTATCATTATTATTAAATCGATATGTATATCATCAAGATTGGAATTTTCATTACTATTTAAGAGAAACTTTTAATTTAATATCACAAAAAGATTATAGAATGGATTTCTCATTGTATTTACCATTCAAACCAAATAGAATAAAATACTCAAGATATTTTTATAAAAAGTACGATAAATTATTTTATTCAATAAATAATTTCCATATTTTAAACATTAAAAATAAAAATATTCATACAAATTATAATTCAGAACTAAGCCAACAATATAGAAGAATGGAAGAAGAATATGATGAAGATTTGGAATTTTTCTATAATTTAGAACCTGAATATATAACAAATGATTTTTCGGATGGTAATGGGGGATTAGATTATAAAATTAATTTTAGAAAATTTACATCATCTACAATAAAAAGTGATATATCAATTTTAATGGAAACATGGGATGGTCATAAAAATGATATGCAAAAAAACTTAGTAACTGAAAAAACATATGATATGTTAGCAATAGGTAAACCATTTATAGCTATGTGTCCAGTTACAGATGATTTTTTAAACAAATTTGGATTTATAAATTATAAAACATTAAGTATATTTTCAAATTATAATACTGAATTAGAAATAATAGATTATATTTTAACAGCAGATGAAACTACCTACCAAATTATAAAAACAGAATTATATTTGGCAGCAAATGAAAATATGAAAATATTTGATACATATGTAAAGAATAATACATTTATAGAAAATATAATAAATGAACATAAATAAGTTATATACAAAACAAATAGAACCTATTAATCATTGGTCTTTTGATAAATTTATAGATTACGAATTAACAACTAAATTAAAAGAAGAACTTACTACTTTATTTGATTTTCGTAAAAATGAATTTAAATTTTTTGATAGAAACGGTTCAGCTATGTATGAATGGTGTAACTACAATCAAAAAGATACTCCAATTGCATATAACTTGATTTCATATTTACATTCAACAGAATTTGTAAGATGGTTAGAAGAAACAACAAATCTTAATGGATTAATACCTGATATTCATTTACATGGTGCAGGTTATATGAGATGTGGTGTTGGTGATAGTTTAAAAATACATACTGATTTTAATTGGAATGGTACTATTAAATTAAACAGAGTTTTAACGTTGGTAATATACCTTAATAAAGGATGGCAAATTGAATGGAATGGTGATATACAATTTTGGGATAAACAAAATAAAGAATGTATTAAAAATTATTTTCCAAATTGGGGTAATGCGGTAATATGGGAATATGATGAATTAGGATTTCACGGACATCCTAATCCTTTAAATTGTCCAGAAGGTGAATATAGAGATGGATTTAGATTATTTTATTATACATCAAATTCTACAAATGAAAATCCACATAGAAGTTTGTATTGGTTTGATGGTGAAAAAGCAATAGATGAAATTAAATAATGATTGGGATTATGTATTAGAGTTTGAACAACTTATTGCAAATTATTGTGGTTCAAAATATGCAGTAGCTTGTGATAGTAATTCAAATGCAATTAAATTGGTATTAGAATATCTTAATATAAAAGATACAAAAATTGAAATACCAAAAAATACTTACGCATCTGTTCCTATGCAAATTATTCATAGTGGTAATATACCGGTATTCAAAGATTTACATTGGAGTGGAAAATATCAATTGGGATATACTGGAATATATGATGCCGCATGTGCTTTTTATAAAAATATGTATTACGATACTTTAGATGAATCATATATGATATTATCGTTTCATCATAGAAAGATACTTAATATAGGAAAAGGTGGAATTATTTTGACAAATGATAAAAATTTCGTAAATTGGTGTAGACCTATGATATACGATGGAAGACACATTGATAAAATGTATAATGAAGATGAATTAGAATGTATAGGTTATCATATGTATATGACACCAGAAGATGCCAAAATAGGAATTGATATTTTTAATAAAAAAATTAAAGACTTTAATGAAGATTGTGGCTCATACGAAACATATAATGATTTAACAAACCAACCCGTATTTAAAAAATATTTATGATAAATTATTTACACCATTATCCAGTTGTAGCAGAAGCTCGTTACACAAAGGAAGACTTAATTAAGTACGAAAGAATGATTGCAGACCATTGGGAAGCAGGTAAGATTAAAGGACCTGTACATTTAAGTGGTGGCAATGAAGATGAATTAATTCAAATAGGTAAAAGAATTAAAGAAACAGATTGGGTATTCTCAACATGGCGTTCTCACTACCATGCACTAATCAAAGGTGTTGACCCAAAATGGTTAGAAGAAGAAATATTAGCAGGTAGAAGTATTACTATTATTAGTGAGGAACAAAGATTTTACGCAAGTGCAATTGTAGGAGCAATCATACCTATTGCAGTTGGGGTAGCAATGGCAAATAAGAGGGATGGTAAAGATGATAAAGTATTTTGTTTCATAGGTGATATGGCATTTGAGACTGGTGGATTTTATGAAATGCACAAATATGCAGAACGATACGATTTACCTATTGTATTTGTAGTAGAAGATAATGGTGTATCAACCAACACTCCAACTGAAGCAACTTGGAATGGTGAAAAAAGACATATACCATCAGAAAAAGTTATTTGGTATTCATATGAAAAACAATGGCCGCATTACGGAACAGGTAAATGGGTAATATTTTAGAAAACAATAAATCTTTTTGTTTAGCTCCTTGGATACATTCTTATATATCCCCACAAGGATTACGTCAGATATGTTGTGTAGCAGAACATAACTTTGGTAAAAATGTGCCATTAGAAGATATGTGGAATAGTGATGAAATGAAAAATATTCGTAAAAGAATGTTAGAGGGAGAAACATTATCCGAATGTAATAGATGCAATGATAGTTCAATTAATCCATATTCTTATAGAAAATATTTTAATACAGAATATATTACTAAAATAGATGAAGCTATATTAAATACTGATATAGACGGTAATTTTAATGGATTACCTAAAACATTTGATTATAGAACAAATGTATGTAATTTTAAATGTAAAATGTGTACTGAAGAATTTTCAACACAAATACAGGGTGAAAAAATAAATAATGGATTGAATTTACAATTCAACATTTTAAATACAGAAGAAAAAGAAAAAAGTTTAGAAATAATTAATAATGAATTTAGTAATGATGAAATTCTTAAAAATGTTTTAGAAATTTATTGGGCAGGTGGTGAACCTATGTATTGGAAAACACATTGGGAAACATTAGATAGATTAATTGAAAAAGGATATGCTAAAAATGTAACACTTAGATATCATAGTAATTTATCTACAATAGAGTATAAGGAAAAATTATTAACAGATTATTTTGAACATTTTAAAGATATACAATTTTACAGTAGTTTAGATGGAACAGGTAATATTGGTGAATGGATTAGAAGTAATTTAAATTTTGAAAAATGGAAAATAAATTTTTCAAAATTAATTCAATATAGAAATACACATAGTAATATAAAAATTAAATTATCAATTGCAGTTACAACTGCAACTTTATTTGATTTTGAAAATTTATATGAATTATGTAAAGAGTTTGATGTAGAACCTGATTTTCAAACATGTTATGCTACAAATGCTACTAATTTATTATCACCAAAGTCATTTCCAAAAGAATATATTAAAAACATATGTTTTAAATTTTTAGATGTACATATAAATGATAATGATTATATTATTATTAAATTTAGAAATTATGTTGATTTTTTATTAAAAGAAACGTTTTTTGAAAAAGATTTTGATTATAAATCAAATATAAAATATGGATTGACTCAAATAAATTATTTAGAATTAAATAGACCACATTCAAATATAACATTTGAAGATATATTAAAATATGATAGTAAAATATATAATTTTTATAAAAACATAAAATGAAAAAAATAAATTTTATATATGAATACGAGCAAGATGGTGTTATATTTCCAAACGGATTAACTAAGGAAGCATATAATAGTACATTAGAACAAATAGAATTACATAATGTGTCTACCTATGATTTTTTTGTTACAAAGAAATTAACAGATCATCATAATGTTATAAATTTATCATCTAGATATCCAGATAAAACTTTTAATATTTTTTACACAAGAACAATTAATGAAAATATATTAGAAAACGTTACTAAAATTAATGATAAAAAATATTCATTTGAAAAAGATAATAATGAATATGAAATAGAATTAGTACAATTTAATAATTTAAAAAAAGGTGAAAATAATTATTATATAATAAATTTGTTTGGAAATGAAAGTTTTTTATTTCAATATCCATCTATAACGGTCACTAATTTAGAAGAAAAACAAACAAATAACAATAATATTTTTAATTTTAATCCGGCCATAATTGAACAAATTAAAAATAAAAATTTAAAACTTATTATATGTACTTTTCATGAAGGTGGTGTTCATTATAATAGTTTTTTAGAAGCAATATATACATCATGTAAATTATTAGAATTAAATCCAAATGATATATCATATGTAAATGCAGATGCAAATATAAATTTACATCATACGGCTTATTGTGAAACACACAATATTAACAATAAAATAAACACATATTTTGTAGATTATTTATTTAGTGATGCATGTAATCAATATTCAAATAATGATTATGATGTAGACGTATTAAATTATGAAGGTGAAAGAGAAAAGAATTTTTTAATATTTAATCGTTCAGTATTTAAAGACCATAGATTTTGGTATTTATCTCAATTACAAAAAAATGGAATATTAGATAATTGTTTATTTTCTATGATATTTCCGTATGATAGAGAAATTGAATATGGACAAGATACATATAGAGGATTTCCAACATTTGCAACCGAAGAAGAGTTTGAAGAAAATAAAAAATGGATGCAAGAAATTAAAAATATGGGAGTTGTTAAAATAGATGATATAGATACGTTTGAAGATTCAACATATTATGCAAATGGAAAAAGAGTTCATTATGGGTGGATTGATTGGGTAAAACCAACGTTTGATCCATCGTTTTTAAGAACGTATATGACATTACTTACAGAATCGGCATTTACAACATGCCAAGTGTCAGAAAAAGGAGTAAAAGCATTACGTTATTATCATCCATTTATTGCAGTAGCCGGTCCATATTATTTACGAATGTTAAGAGAAAAAGGATTTAAAACATTTAGTAAATATTTTGATGAAAGTTATGATGAAATTGAAGATCATGGTGAAAGAATGAAAGCGGTAATTAAACTTACAAATGAATTAAATGATTCAAAAAAATTACACAAAATATTTATGAATAGTAAAGAAGAAGTAATACATAATTCAATGTTATGTAGAAAGTTTTCATCACAAGATTCTATAAAAACACTTTTTAATAAAATATTTTCAATATAATGAAACAAAAAATTAATTTTTATTTTGATGATTTTTTTGATGATTTTACACCTGTACCAAACGGTGAAACAAAAGATAGTAAATTATTTGATTTTAGTATACCAGATTATCATCAAATGGTTAAATCATCAAACTCACAAACAAATTTTAATGAGTTTTTAAATAATAGATTTACTAAAGATGGTAAAAATTATATTTACTACGATTCAAATTATGAAATTTCATATTCAAATGAATTAAAAGAAGATGCTAAAAATTTATATTTGATAATGCCTAAAATGCATTTTTATGGATTAGATTCATATTTAGATTTTTATCAAACAAAATTAGAACAAGGATTTTTATTATTATTTGCATCTTTTCATGAAATTGGTGATTATAATAATTTTTATAATTGGATAAATAATAATCAATATAAAGATAATATTATAATAATATCAATAGCTAGTAATTTACAATCGGTTGTAAATTGTAGATGTATATTTTTTCCATTTTTATTATATGATTTTGGTAATGATTTTACATTTAATGATACAGAAAATACAGTATGTATTGAAGATGATTATTTAAATACATCAAAAGAAAAATTATTTGTAAGTTGGAATAAAAATACAAGAAGATTTCATAGGTTAATTTTTTATGAATTTTTAAAGTTAAATAATTTATTAAATAATTACGTTTCATTTTTAGATTTTCCTGAAAAAGAATTATATTTGCATTATTTAACAGATCCAAATTATAGTACAGTAAGTTCTTATTTAAAAGATTATATAGAAAATGGAGCAGATCGAATTGATTTAGATTTACATGGTATACCTAATAGTGAAGTACAATCATATGTTACAAATAGAAATAATCGAAAAGAATTTTATGCAAAATCATATTTCACAATTGTTACAGAAACAAATTTTTATGAAAAATTTAATGTACTTACTGAAAAAATATTAAGACCTTTAGCAAATTTTCATCCATTTATAATAATAGGACCAGTAGGTTCTTATCAAATTTTAAAACAGGTTGGATTTAAAATTCCAAAAATAATAGATTATGAATTAATTGATGAAACACATAATCCAAATTTAAGATTAATTAGAATATTCAAAGAAATAAAAAAACTAATATCTTATTTGGAAACAAACGGAAAATTACCTAACTTTGATATAGAAGACTTATATCATAACCAAAATTTATTATTAAATACAAATAAAATAAATGGTTGGACAACTTTATATAGTCGAATATATAATATAATTAATTAATAAAAATAATGAATAAAACAGTTTTAATAACAGGATGCAGTGGGTTAGTAGGAACTCATTTAACAAATATTTGTATATCTCGTGGATATAAAGTAATAGGAACGGATATTAAAAAATCTACAAATATAATAGAAGCTAAAAATTTTGTATTTGCATTTAGAGATTTAACCAAAGATGGTGAAATAGAAAAATTATTAGAGCAATATCAACCAGATGCAGTATTTAATTGTTTTGGTATTAAAGGTTCACCTTTAAAAGCAAAAAATGAACCTGTTGATTTTCTATATCCATCATTTAAAATAAATACAGAACTTATTAATCAATGTTCAAAACGAGATATTTGGTTAGTATTTGTTAGTTCAGTTGGAGTATACGCTCCTGCAGAAAAATTTGTAGAAGATAGTGTATGGAAAACCCTCCCATCAGAAGCAGACTGGTTTCCTAGTTGGAGTAAGAGAATGGGTGAAATTTTATTAGAAGCATATAAGATTCAATACGGATATAAAAAATGGACAATCATAAGACCAGCAAACATATTTGGTGAATATGATGACTTTAGTGGTAATGGTACAGTTATAGGAACTATGTGCAAAAAAGTATATGAAGCTACCGATTATTTAGATGTGTGGGGTGATGGAACACCAACTAGAGATTTTGTTTATGCAGCAGATGTTGCTGAGGCATTATTAAAAGCATGGGAAGATAAAATACATGATGTTGTAAATTTTGGTTCTGGTGAAACAATTACTATTGAATCTATGATTAGAGCTTTATTAAAAATAGCACAAAAAGAAAATATTGATTTAGTATTTGATAATACAAAACCAAATGGTGATATGTGTAGACAAATGGATATTACAAAACAAAAAAAATATGATTTATTACCAATTCGTTCATTTGAATGTGGATTAGGAACAACATATGATTATTACATAAAAACATTAAAAAAATAATATGATAAATAAAGATGCAAAAATACTAATAACGGGTGGTTCTGGATTAGTAGGTCAAAACTTAACAAACCGATTACACAAGGAGGGTTACATAAACATTAGAGTTAATTTACACAAAAGAGGTGTAAGAAATCCAATTGAAGGAGTGGAGTATGTTCACTTTGATTTGAAAACATACGAAGGTTGTTTAGATGCAACTAAAGGAGTAGATGTAGTTTACCATTGTGCAGCAAGTACATCAAACGCAGTAGACACAGTAGTTGACCCTTTAGCACATGTTACACCAAACGTAGCAATGAACAATTTTTTAATTGATGCCAGTTGGAGAAATAAGGTTCAACATTACATCTTTTTATCATCTAATACAGTCTATCCACCAAAAGGAGATAAGCCAGTAGTGGAGACCGATTTCCTATTTGATGAACCATATCCTGTTTATTTCCCTGTGGGTTGGATGAAAAGATACGCAGAAGTTCAATGTGAGTTATATGCAAAGTATTTACCCGTTAAAATGAAATGCACGGTGATTAGACCTGCAAACTTATTTGGACCACATGATAAATATGATTTCAATAAGTGTCATGTGACTCCTGCAACAATTAGAAAAGTAGCAGATAAGATGGATCCAATTCCAGTGTGGGGTGATGGTAGTGAGTTGAGAGATTTATTATACATTGAAGATTTTGTGCAAGCATTACAAATTGTAATGGAAAAAGAAAAAGAAGATTACCAAGTTTATAATATTGGTTCTAACAGAGTGTATTCAGTATTGGAAGTATTAGAAGCAATGAAAAGAATTGCAAACTTTGATGCACCAACTGAATTTATTAAGGGTAAACCTTCAATGATTCCGACTCGTAAAATTGATTCATTTAAGATTTATGATAACTTAGGATGGCAAGCAACTACATCATTAGAAGATGGTTTAGCAAATGCATATGAATGGTATTTAGAACATAAAGATGAGTTTAATAATTAATGAAAGGTATTTTATTCATAGGTGATAGTTTTACTTGGGGACAAGGATTACATTATTATTCCGAATTAAATAATGTAGAATACATAACCCAAGAAATGCCAACATTTAGTATAGAACACTTAACTAAAGCACATATTGATTTTAAAAATACATTAAGATTTCCAAGATTAGTAGCAAATCATTTTAATACATTTGAAATAACACGTGACGGAAATGGTGGAGATGAAGATATATTAATTGAATATGGTAATTGGATTTTAAGTGAAGAATGTATTAATGGTAATCAAAGAATATTTAAAGATGATATATCATATCTTATATATCAAACAACCAGTCCATTTAGAAATGAATACTCTTTTGTATTAAACGGTGAGACGATAAAAATATCAAAACAAACAATAGATGAATATTTTACAGGAATGATGGATAAACAACATTTAGTTGAAAAAATATTAAAACATATTTCTATTGAGTATAATAATGATATTGATGCATTTTTTGATAATCATATAAGATTAAATTTAATTAGAATAAAAGAATTATTATTAAAATTTGAAAATGTTGGTATAAAAACTTACATATTAAATTGGTTACATTATTATGATAAATTTATTAAAGATGATAATTGGTTATTAGAAAAAACAATTAATATAGAATATAACAACGAAACTTTTTCTTGTTTTCAAGACGCTATTAACAAATATAGGGAATTAGGATTATCAGGTGATACATCACTACCACCAAATCAAGATGGGCATCTTAGTAAACTTGGAAATAGATTAATTGCAGATTCAATTATTAAAAAAATACAAAATAATATATGAAAGGAATTATATTTGCAGGAGATAGTTTTACTTGGGGACAAGGATTACATTATTATTCAGAATTACCAAACATAAATTCTGAAAATTTTCAATTTGATATTAATTTATTAACTGAAGCACATTTACAATATATTAAACGAAATAGATTTCCAAGATTAGTGGCAGACCAATTTGATACATTTGAAGTAGTTAGAAAATTAAATGGTGGTGGAAGTTACGATATTATTGAATTTTTAGAAAATTTTGAAACATATAGAGATAGTGATAATTTAAATACCAAATCTTTTTCATATAGCGATATAGATTATGTTGTATTTCAATTTACCGAAACATATAGAGGACAATTATGTTTTTTAGATGATGAGGGAAAATATGGATGGATTAGTGCAGATCAAAATGGCAATGGAGTGCATCCACCCCATTTTTTAAATTATTTAGAAAAATATTATAATTCTAATCCAAAATTATTTTTAGAAGATTATCCAAATATTTTATGTAAAAAAGTTGAAACCTTATTAAAAAATATTGAAGAAAAAGGTATAAAAACAATGGTAATTTCTTGGAGAAAAGATATAAAAGAAGCATTGTATAATAATCCATTTTTAAAAGAAAGATTATTAAGTTTTAAACTTCATAATACAGAAGTTGATACTTTAGAAGATTTTGAACATGTTAGAGATGATAATTCATCAGGATATACAATACATACTGATTTATCATTAATAAATAAATTTGGCAAAATGATAGGAGATGGTCATGTTTCAAAAAGAGGAATTAAAATAATAGCAGATTCAGTAATTAAAAAAATAGAAGAATATGAGCAGCCCACAATACACCCCATACAAAGACGCATTATCTAATGCAATGACTAATTTAGCAGAATTAGAAGATTCTGTTTTTATTGGACAGCAAATTGTTTATCAAGGTAATCCTATGAGTACAACATTAGGTGGTGTACCAAAAGATAAAATGATTGAAGTTCCAGTAATGGAAGAATCTCAAATGGGAATGAGTTTAGGAATGGCAATGGCAGGTAAAAGAGTTGTTACATTTTATCCTCGTTGGGATTTCATTATATGTGCTACAAACCAATTAGTAAATCACGTTGATAAGATTGGATTAATGAGTGATGGTAAATGGAAACCAAACTTAATTATCAGATTGGGTAAAGGAAGTGATAAACCATTAGATCCAGGTCATCAACACAGAGGTAACTATTTTGAAGAATTTAAATCAATGTGTAAAAATATTGAATTTCATGATTTAAAAACACCTACTGATATTGAATTAGCTTACAAATATGCAACAAAAGAAGGTGGAATTCATGTATTAGTAGAATATCCAGAATTATATTATGCTTAATTTATTGTATGATAAATGGGTATTAACTGTAAATTTTCCAAATTGCATATCTAAAGAAGTTTCAAATTATATAGAATTTGAATATCTTAAAGATCATTTAGAAGATTATAATTATACAGATGCATCTTTTAGATTAGGAGATATATTTGCGCAAAAACATAATAGTTGGCAAAATAATTTAGGATTTAAAAGACATAGTCCAAATATAAATTATATTACTTATAATGAATCTACACAACTAGAAAATTGGATATATCCAATAGAACCATGGGGACATATAATGTATTCATTGAATTTATATTCTGAAGTAGAATATGCTAATTTTTTTGAATTAATACCTAAAAAAATAATTAAAGATATAAATAATGATAAAGGATTAATTGTTATAAATTATGCACATGAAGGGTGGATTAGTGATTTTTCATTAAAAGGATTTTATATGGGTATTAAAAATACCGGTATAAAAATTGATAATGTTGTATTAATGTTAAACGATTATAATTTAATTGATAAAATTAAAAAATTTAAAGAAGATTATAATATTAATAGTTTTCCAAAAATAATTAATTATTGTTATTATTTAACTGCATCTTCAAAACATTTTTATGATAAATACAAAGATAGTAATTTAAAAGCAAAAAACTATTTAGTAGATAAACCATTTAAATTTTTATGTTTAAATAGAAGATTAGAAACACATCGAGTAAAAATATTAACAGAATTATATGATGAACTTAAAGATAATAGTTTAATATCATTTGATAAAACACTTATTACAAATGATGTTATTAATATGTTTGATGAAAACGCAGAAATAAAATATAAATTTGATAAATTACCAGAAAAAAGTATAGCAGATACTATTGATATTGCAGGAGCAAATGGTTATGCACATGAAGATTATTTAATTTATGCAGATAGTAAAATAAGTATAGTTACCGAAACTTCTTTTTATGATACAAATTCTTTTATAAGTGAAAAAGTATGGAAACCATTATTTCAATTTCATCCATTTATAATTGTAGGAAAACCACATTTATTAAAATATCTTAAAGAAATTGGATTTAAAACATTTGATTGGTTATTTAATGAAGAATATGATAATATTGAAGATGACAATAAAAGAATGGATTTTATAATAAATGAAATTAAAAAAGTAAATAACTTAAGTAATGATGAAATTAATAATATTATTTACAAAAATTTTGATATATTAGAACATAATCATAATCTATTAATAGAATTGGGTAGTAAAAGAGATGATATTGAAAAATTTATTTCTGAAAAAATTATAAAAAATAATTATACTTACATAGACATTTATAAAGAATTAAATAAAATTTAAATGAAAGGAATTATATTTTCGGGTTGTTCATTCACATGGGGAGAAGGATTACATTATTATTCTGATACTAAAAATTTAATGTTTAGTAAAAATCAATTTTTTGATATAAGAGATTATTCTGATTCTCATATTAAATTTAAAGATGCTAATAGATTTGCAAGATTAGTTGCAAATAATTTTGATTCTTGGGAAGTTGTTAATGCATATAATGGTGGTGGTATTTCTACTAATATAGATTCGTTACAAAGAAAATTTGGAATTGAACCATACAATAATCTATATGAAATTAAATATAATATAAATGATATATCTGCTCTTATATTTCAAATAACAGACCCACTTAGAGGACCGTTTTATATAGAATCTAAAAAAATAAAAAATAAAATATATTCATTTGACACAATAAATGTAACTGATATTGATTCTAATAATGATTTATTAGCAGTTTGTGAAGAATTTGGTGTGGAAAATTTTGAAGAAATATTAATAGAACAACATTATGAAAAAATAAAAAAATTTTTATCTTATTTTGAAAGTAAAAATATTGTAACAAAAGTAATATGTTGGCAAAAAGAAGTAGCAGAAGAATTTTTAAAATATGATTTTTTAAAAGATAGATGGATAACAATTAATTATAAAAATGAAAATATGAATTCATTTGAAGAATTATATAATAGTAATGAGTTATTTAATAATCAAGGATATTTTTGGAAAAAATATAAAGTTCAATTTAATGATTTACATTTATCTACATTTGGACACCGAATAGTAGCAGAATCTATTATTGATAATTTAGAAAATGATATTAATTTTATTAAATTACATTATAATATAACAAATAATAAATTTAATAAAGTACAAATATTTGAAGGAGCTCAATCTGGTGAAAAAAGAAACAAACTTATATAAAAAGGTTATATTTATAAATAATTAATAAAATACATATTATGATACCGTTTTTTACAAAATTAAAAAAGTTATACAAAACTTGGAAATTAAAAAGAGAGTTCAAAAAGAAAATAAAAGAACTTAGAAAAAGAGATCCATTCATCTATAAGAATGTTTAATGTATATTTATACTTATGGAATTAGCTAATTTTATTGTAAATGAATTATTAAACGATACCAAATTTGATATTGTTGATAAATTATTGTCCGAAGAAGGACTAAATGGTATAAAGGAAGAAAATCCAGATTATAGACCTGATGCAATAGATTATGATAATATATTGAGTCATGAATTTTCTGACCCTTCTACTGGTAGAAAATTTACAATTAGACAAGGTTTACATTTAGACCCTACGGATTTTGCACACCAAGAAGCAAGAAGAATATTCAAAGTATTAGCAGCAAAGAATCATATACAAGCACCTGGTAACATTGGAACAGGACAACAATCACCAAAATCGGATAAAAAAAATCAACTTAATTTATCATTAGGTGTAGCATATGGTGAGGGTATAGATTTAGATGAAACTAGTGCAAGAGGTAGTGGGTACGATGAAAAAACGTTAGATAAATTAATTAAAAATCCGGATACCGGAGAAATGATTAAAGTTCGTTCAGCATTAAATTATCCAAAAGATAACGGTGCATATAAAGCAGCAATGTCTTTAGTTAGGAAAGTAAATGCAAAATCTCCACATAAAAAGGCAGGTGGTCAAAAACATCCAGTTGATATAAAAAAAGATCCAGCATCAAGAGCACATACACAAGGTAATCCTCCACAAAAACAACAACCACCAAACGCAAGTGAACCAATTAGTATAGCAAAAAGATTTGGTGCTGCAACTCAAGATGGTTCAAATACACAAAACGGAACACATAGTACAAATAAAACACAAAAACCATTAGAAAAACCATTAAGTTCTCCTAATGATATTGATAGACCGGTTGAACCAAAAGAACCAACTAAAGGAATCCAACCAACAAAAAGTACAACTGATGCAAATAATGATGGTAATGGTAAAGTTAATACAACTGCAAATCAAAATCCAAAAATAACAAGTAGAAACATTAAACATAATATAGGTAAATGGTCGCCGGCAGAACAAAGATTATTTAAAACAGGACAACATAGGGCAGATTCTCCATTAAGAACTCATATAGGACAAACTATTAATCAAACAATGGATAAAATCATTCCATCGGTAAAAGATGAAATGCAACATTTTGGACATACTTATGAATTTGCAGGTGAAGGATTAGCATCTTTATTTGATGGAAAACCGGTTAATGAAAAACAAAAAGATTCAATTAAAAAATTAGCACAAATACTTTCAGTTAATGCAATTAAATCTATTGATAATAAAAATACAAATAGTAAAGCATTAATGCAACATCTTGGTAAACATTTAGCAGCCAATATGGCAGATGTAATGGTAACCGATGGAATAGGAAAAGTAATACAAAATTCAGGAAATGAATTAGATGGTAATAATGATAAATTTATAGAATGGTTTGGATTGTTATTTGCACAACAAATGAAAGATGGTAAAATACCATTAGATGTTTGGGATAGTGCAATACAAGATTATAATAGAGATAAAGAAGATGGTAAATTAGATGGTGATACAAACTCTGTTCAGAATGAAATCATAAGTGAATATAGTGATAGTAGTGATATAGGATTGGGTATGAGTTTTGGTGATTATGATGCTAATATGGGAAACTATGTTGGTGGAAATATGACAGTATCGGATATTTCAGCAAATGCAAATAGTGCGAATTCTACAACTGGAACAGAACATAACGGAACTTGGGATCAATTTGATAACCAAAATTATTATACTGATAAATTACCAGGATGGCAAGTAATTGGACATTTAAGTAATACTTTACCTGATGAAGTTAAACAAAGAGTATTGCCTATATTCAATCACGGTGGTGAAGAAAACGGACCAGCTGCACACACAATACAAAAAATAGTTGCACCGAATTTAATTAAATATGAAAGTTTTGAAAGAACAGATAAAGATTTAATTATGGAAGGTGGGGCAGCAGGGCATTTGGCACATCCATTTGAAGATGAAGATTTGACCTTTGGTGATATGAAAGAAATGATTAAACGAGGTCTTATTGGTGGATTAGATAAAGAAGCACCGGTTACTGAAAAATTAGATGGACAAAACATTGCATTTAGTGTTAGAGATGGTAAAGTAGTATTTGGTAGAAACAAAGGACATGTTAGAGATAGTGGTAAGAACGCATTAGATACTAAAGGAATATATAATCAATTCAAAGGTAGGGGTGGTATTGAAAAAGCATTCGTAGGTGCATCGGAAGATTTACAAGCAGCAGTTAAAAAACTGTCACCAACACAAATTAAAAAAATGTTTGGTAATGGTTCTAAATTTATGAGTTTGGAAATTATACTTCCTGAAACTCAAAATGTAATACCATATGGAAAAACTGTATTGGTAATGCATGGAACAATTGAATATAATAAAGAAGGTGAAGCAATTGGACGTTCTACTGAAGATGCCGATGAATTTGCAAGGGCAGTTCAAAAAGTAGGTGCAGATAGACAAAAAACATTTGGTATTGAAGGACCTAAAACAATTGCATTTAGTGATGATAATAAAAAATATGCAGATAAATTAAAACAATATAATTCGGAATTAGATAAAGCAGCAAAAGAATTTAAATTAAATGATAAATCTAAATTAGAAGATTATCGTAGAGCATGGTTTGCAAACGAATTAGATAATCAAGGTATTAAATTTACAGCAGCAGAAAAGAAAGGTTTAATAGATAGATTTGCCGACGGTAATAAATCATTTGGTAGTAAATCTTTTACAGATGATACAAAAAAAGAATGGTTCAAAAATTATGAATCTACTAAATTGGTTAAAGCACAAAAACAAATGATTAAACCAATTGAAAATGTGTTCTTAAATGCTGGGGCAGATTCATTAAAAAGAGTAACAAACTTTTTATCAGCAAACAGTCCAAGAGCAGCTAATGCACTTAGAAAAGAAACATTAGATTCTATTAAGGGTATTAAAGATAGTAAAGATGTAGATAAAATTGCAAAATTACAAGTTGAATTAGAAAGATTACATAATATTGGAATGGATAAAGTAGTTCCATCGGAAGGTGTTGTGTTTCAATATAATGGTAAACCTTACAAATTTACAGGAGCATTTGCACCTATAAATCAAATCAACGGAACATTCAAATTTGATAAACCTAAAAAGGGTGATGTTAAAAAAGATGATAGTGTGGCAGAAATACCAAAGGTTAATAAGAAAGAAGTGGCAATCTTTACTGGTAGATTCCAACCATTCCACGCCGGTCATTATAGTATTTATAAAGCATTGGTTGATAAGTTTGGTAAAGATAATGTTTATATAGCATCATCAAATACACAAGACCCGGTTAAATCTCCATTTCCATTCAAAGATAAAAAAGAAATAATGCATACTATGTTTGATATACCTACTAATAAAATAGTTAAGGTAAAAAATCCATATGCACCAAATGAAATATTAGAAAAATTACCAAAAGATACTCCATATGTAACTGCGGTATCACAAAAAGATGCAGAAAGATTAGAAGGAAGTGGTAAATATTTTAAAAACTATGATAAAGTTGATGCTAATAAAAGAAAAGGATATGAGGATGAGGGGTATTATATTGTAGCACCTGAAATGCAATTAAAAGTAAATGGTAAAAATATTAGTGGAACTCAATTAAGAGCAACATTTGGTGACCCTAAACTTAGTTTAGCAGATAAGAAAAAAATATTTACACAAATTTACCCTAAGTTTGATAAAGATGTGTTTGCTAGAATTGTAGTAACAACTAAAAATGCAGAAAAAGCCAAAGGGGATAACACAAAATTAAAAACAACTGAACCACAAAAATCTAAAGTAAATACAGATATTAAGAACAATAAAAAAGTTCAAAAAGTATTACAACAAAAAATTAAAAATCCAGAAACTGGTAGAATGATTTTAGTTAAAACTGCTTTAGGGTATGAAAAGGGTGTTAAAGTTAGAAGAAGTGCAATGCAGTTAGTAAAAAATGCAATGAGTAAATAATTCGTTAGGATAAAAAAATATATATTTATATATAAAGTTACAATATGATTATAAAGAGTAAAGGTAATAAAGATAAGAAACCCTGGATACACCCAAGTCGTAAAAAGATATTAGATACTATGAAAGGTATTGATAGTGGAAACGCTACATTGGGTTGGGAAGCAAAAAAAGTTAAGAGAGAAGTTGGTGATAGATGGACAGATGCAGATGGTAAAGAATGGGAACAACATGATGGATTTGTAATGAGAGTTACCCAATATGATGAAGCTAGAGCTTATTTAGATAAACTTAATACTTGTAAATCAAAAGAGTGTAAAACATTTAAAATTACTCCGGCTCACAAAAAAATAATAAAAAAGACTGGTTATTGTATAGACTGTTTAGTAGAAAGAGAAGCTAAAATGAGAGAAGCAGGTTTATATCAAAACTATGAATTTTGGAAATTAAACTCAAATACATTAGGTCAAATGCAAGAAGACTTAAAACAATTTGAACAGGCTAGAAAAGATGCAGATACCATTCCTTCATTTGTAAATGCAGATGGTAGTATTGAAAGATGGAGTTTTGATGGTGATATGGAAAAAGTAAAAAAAGATTTAGAATCAGATATAGAAGGTCTAAAAGAATTAATAATCAAATTTCAAACCGCAGTAGATGAGGATTGGAATATAATAAAGGAGAAATATAATGAAATTTTCAACAATTAAGAACATAGTATTAGTAGCATTAATTGCATTATTTTTATACCAATTAAAAGGTGGTAAGATTAATATTGGTAAAACAATTATGGTTGCAGGAAAACCATATGAAGTTATCAAAGAAATACATGATACAACGGAAGTAACAAAAACAAAAGTAGTTACAAAGAAAGGTGCAGATATTGTACATGAAACAATTAAAGAAGTACAAATTCCAGCAGTAGTAGATACGACAGCATTG